CGCCTCCCATTGCTACGTAAAAGCCCGCGCCTTCATCCTCGTCACGCAGCAGCGGAATATCGAGCAATTCAAGAGTGGTCGCGCCCGGCTTGAAGATCGTCTGAGGCACATATCCGGTCGGGACTGCGCCCTCCCCGGTCTGCGTGTAGACCTCGACAGACTCGACACGCGCCTCCCATTCGATGATGCCGTTCGGCCGCTCCCGCTTGCTCGTGATGCGCCCGCGGTACAAAGCGGCGGCTGTCGGCAGTTCGACAAGCGACGTAGGTTCCAGGCGGGCATACTTGCGCGTGGTCGAGAACCTAAAGCTCTGGTTCTGCCACGCGTCGTACAGCAGGGTGCGAGCGACTTGCTTCGCTTTTTCCGCCGTCATCACGATTGGCAGCTGCACGTTCAAGTTGTGCCGAGTGTCTTTCGTGATGCGCTTGTCCGACTGGTTTCCGATCAGGTGGTCCGCTTCGATGTCCGGGTACTCGACGTCGCACTGCACCGGAAGTTCGTACTCAAACGCGCGGGTAATGGTCAGGGAGTCCGGCAGGTCCTGACCGAACTCGTGCGCCGCCCGATCCTCCATCGGAATCAACGTAGCCGTGGTCTTGCCGCGCTTGACGAACTTGATCTTGTCGTCGCTTTCAACCTCATCGAAAAAGAAAGCCTGCTGCAGCGGTTCTATGGCGGCGCGGGCAGCCATCTGGCGCGGGACGATGTAGCCGTCTACCAGATCGGTCAGCTCGGACACGTCGATATCATCAAGCGACAAGCCAGCGCGCTGCGAAATGTCAGCAACAATATCCTTCAGCAGAACCTTGTCAGCCTTCAGGGAGGGGGCGCCCAGATTCACAATCCATGTTCTACCGAACGGAAGGTAGTCGCTCTCCGCAGCGGCAAACGTTTCGTTCCCCAAGTAAACGCTGTTACCGAGTCCGCCCCCATACGCATACCCCGAGTCAGGGAGCCTGCCCTTCTCGGCAAAGGTGTCTCCGTCGTAGGCGATTACACCATCATAGAGTCCAGTATCGACATACACAGTATTGCTGTCCGGACTGTAGAACAGTGCTAGCACCGTTGTGTCATATGCTCCTTGAGAAACCAATTCATATGATTCGGTGTCCCACATTTGAACGCCCGGCGATCCTGCGTTAGCGACGTACACATAGGGGGTATCGGGGCGAACGATCAGGCGGGATTTCATCATATTAGGAGCCGTACCCCCTAGATGACCCATGGTCCCGCCCTTCTTGAGATTTCCCTGGAATACTTCCACTCCCCCAAAAAAGCCCGTATAAAGGCGTTTTCTCGTAAATGGGTGGTAGACGAAGTTGTACACCCAGTCATAATTCTGATCGACAATCGGTTTCAGGTCCTTGTCGAGGAGGTAAGCATAAGGCGCACTTTGCGCGATGCGGATCGTGCCAGCACCGATACCGTTAACAACCGAAACGTATAGGTACTCGTCGTCGTGGCTGACCAAACCCAGCTTACTCACCGCGCCGTTGTAACTTGTGTCTCCTTGACCTACAACCTCGTATGTGGCTGGATTTATTTGCTGGATTACCATGCCATCCATAACGGAGTTGTTTTCGACGCCGACCCACATTTGTCCGCCAAAGTATTCGATGTTGACCATAGAGGCATTGTCAGGGATGCCTCCAGTTACTGCCACACGTTCAAGAGTGCTTGGGTCATAAACGATAACCCCTTGATCGGTGGGAGTCCACAGGTAGCCGGTAGCTGGGTCCATCGCGAGCTTGGACCCCGGCCCCAGCGGAATCGCAGGGTTGGAGCCACCTTCCACACCCTTGGTCACTACCTCGAATTCCCACTGGGGCAGCCTGCCATTCATGTCGGTGACGTCGTGGCGCTCAAACATGACATATGCATAGCCACGATACGCCGGACCGGGGCCATCGGTCGCCTCGATTAGCGGGTCCATCTCCTGATCCTCGGTGCCGAGATGGATGCGGATCGTGCCCAATCCAGGGTCTTGCGTTGGTCCTGTATTCCCTTCGCTGACGTCGTAGACGATTTTTTTATTCCGCCAAATTCTCCTAATGCCCGCAATTGGCCCTTCGCAGATCAATACGGCGCACGAGATGGTCTGCTTGTACGTGATGACATCCGGCCCGCCCTTGCTGCTCTGCTCTTCCTCGTGCTGGACTAACTCCAGCACCTTCGGCCAGATGACCGTGCCGGCATGGCGGTTCGTGCCCCACTCGACCGGCACGGCTGCGCCGTATTGCGATATCTGTACACGCAGGTCTTCCAGGCGCGGGCCGACGCGGTCGGGGGCATTGATAATCCCATCGACACCGGAGCCGACCGAGTACGCAGTAGCCATGGCCTGCGGGTTCCAGCCGGTGAAGAAGCCGGTTACTACCGCTGCAGCCGTGCCAAGTACCGACATTTATTCGACTCCCGGGAATTCGTAGACGGCGCGTACCTTCGCGCGCCAGTTCTTGGTGTAGCTCTGCACGACGCATTTCTCCACGTTCTGGTAGGCGTGCACGATCCGGCTGCCATCTACCATGACAGCGACGTGATGAGGCTGGCCGCCAAAGGTCATCAGAAGAACGTCGCCTTCCTGCGGCTCACGATACACACGCACCAGTTGCTGGTCGAGCATCGGCTTCAACATGCCATTCGGTCGCATTGGATACGCGGTCAGGTCGCTATGCGGGATTGCGAAGTGGCGAGCCAGGCAGACGACGACTCCGATGCAGTCGAGTCCGGCGCCCGGGAGCCGGGCGCCGTGAACAAACGGGGTTCCGGCGTAACTAATAGCCAGTGCTGTTACCTGTCCTCTGGTAATTTTGCTTTCCATCGAGCCTCACCACCTTTCTTAGCGCGCCTTAGCATTTCTTCCTTGCCGGCGCGTGCAGCGATTTGCTGCGCTCTTAGCGAGCGGGCTGCGCGACCTACCTCGTCAAGGCTAGACTCGTATTGCCTCTGTCCCGCTCGCATTTGCTGTTTGACTAGTTCAATGTCCTCTGGCCCACGCCCATCCCACAGCTTTCTAGAGGTTCTGGCTGTACGCATCCGGTGGTTTTCTATTTGCTCCGGAGTTGCGTTATCCCAAAATTTTCTCGAAGCTTGAGATGGCGTGAGCTTCGCTGCCTTAGCCTTTTCTCTTTCTTCGGGAAAGAGATGCCCCCACGCAGTACCATTAACAATCTTGCTGATTGTTTGCTGACTGACGCCGAAAGACTTTGCTACCTGGCTATGTGTTTCTCCTGATGCGCAAAGCTGTAGGATGCGCAGAATATCCGCCTCCGAAAACTTCGACATCGGGTGATTGGCCCCTTTACGGATTGGCCGACGATTACGCGTAAAGCTGTCGACCACGTTTTGCTGAGTCGTCCCTTCATACAGGTGATTTGGATTGAAGCAGGCTGGGTTGTCGCAGGTGTGTAGGGCATACATACCGCTCTTTAAAATACGGCCTAGCTTAAATTCCAAGGACGCTCGGTGGGCGCCTATCCTGCCGTCAACGCCTGGCCTGATAGGAATTGACAATACCCCGTATCCCGACGATGTTCTCGCCGCCCACCACTCCATGCACGAGTCGGGGAAATTCCCATTTTTCAGTAATTTCATAAGACGATCGTAGTTTGTAGCCACTTTTCACTCCCATAGTTAGGCGGTACTATGGAATGATACGCCGTTGCTCAGTTCGTTACTAATGGTTTCTGCGCTCGCTTTTTAGGCACCCTTGAACATTTGGTCTTCGCCGGGAACATCTTTAAACCCGCCGAACTGAATCCCGTTCCCGAACTTGCCGGCGCAATCCTCGTCGTAGCGCTTCATGCAGCCGACGAACGCGGTGAACTGATCACCCTCCGCGATCGGAAATGGCATCGGCTCCTGCAGTTCGAAGGTGCCGCCATCCGTGTGCGCCCGCACTTCCATCGACAGGCCGGCATTCGCGCCGGTCGTCCACACCACCTTGCCGGCGTCGAAGAACCCTGCAGCTTGCGACAACGAGGACGCAGTGAACCTGCGCGCCGAAGTCACGCTAGACACCGCGACGTTCGAGAACTTCCAGACACCCTCCGTTGGCTCGACCTTGCAGCGAGAGTCGAACAGGTCGTGCGGGCACGATGGCCTGACGAGGTTGCCGATGGTCTGCTGCAGCTTCTGCGTCAACGTCCGCACTTCATTCGAGAAGCTGTCGCGCCCGACGCTGATTTCACCGAACCAACCACGCTTGAGTTTTTCGGGGCCCATACTCGGGTCGCGCCAATTCACACGCATGACACGGACTTCGCACAAATCCCACAGCCCGCATGCAATGTCTTTCTCGGATATGCCGAGCAACATCAGGGCGCCCTTCGCGTCGAGGTTATCGACAGAGAGAGTGCCGGTGGTCTCGATGTCGGTTGGCGCCATGCCGAGCGCCGGTTGATACACCAGCCCTTCGAACGGGATCGGGCGGTCATGGTCGAGTGCCACGGCAAGCACGAAGCCGTCGCGCCGCGTCAGTTTGACGATGTGCGCGAGCGTCGTAGTACCGCCGGCCATATGGTTATCGAGGGCGATCGGAATTACCTTCACTCTCGAATCTCCTGCAGAACGACCCCGTCGCCTGCCACAAAACGCTGGTCATATCCGCCCGGCGCCACCAGCTTCCAGTTCAGGTCGTTCTGCTGGAAGTGGACGGGAACGTAGAACCGCCCCGACCATTTCAGCGTCGACGGGTCACTTGATGCGGTGATCCGCCCTGTATCGGGATCGAGCGAGTGCGTGCCGGTGAACACCGAGCCGTCAGCATTGAATAGCTGGAAGCTCGTCGCCTGTGGGCGAGTTACTGGGCGGTCCCAATACCGGCCAGACTTGGGCTCTACGTACCGACGTTGTAACTGGTAATACGCCGGGGTCGTACCGACAGCGGGCATGAGCGCGATCGAACTTAGCTTCGCGACGCAGTCAGCTGGATCTTCGATGAGAAAACCATACGCGCCGCCGAAGGTGATCTCATGGAACGACTGGAGGATTTGCCAGCCCTCCAACCGCATCGGCACCGTGTTGACGGTATATTCGCGCAGCGCCTGGGCCGAGACGGCGTTGATGCTCAGATAGCCGGTGTCACCGTGCGCGATGCGCGTATTGGTGCGCCTGATCGCCCCGGTCAATTCGCCGGAGATCAGTGCGTTCGGCAGGATCATGTCTGCCAGTACCGTGATCGGCATTAGGTGTTCCTTCTCATCGACCGTTGAATGTGGCGGCCTGCCATCGCACCCCATTGCGCGGCGCTGGCTGTCGATCCTCCAGGTGGCGGGGTGACGTTGACGTGAACGACCGTCGTATCGCCGCCCTTCCCGATTGCGCTATTTGGATCGACCTTCCCGCCTTGGCTGCCCATCATCAGGTACTGCTTGCCGGCTACCTGCAACAACTCCGGGCCCTTCTCGTTGACCCGGTACATGCCGCCAGCAGAGACAGGGCCGCCCAGCTCGCGGGCGCCACGCACACGCAGGCCTTCGTGCTTGCTTTCAGCCATGATGCGAGCGACGATGCTCATGCCCAGGTTGTCGCGGTGACGCGGATCGTCAGCGGTCAGCACCTCTTCGCGCTTCCCTTTCGGCCCACCCATCAGGATTGCTGCCACCTCGTTGTGAGCAAGCTTTGCCGCCTTGTCTGCAGCTTTGCCGACAATGCCGCCAGTGTGATAGCGCGGTGCGCCGGCAAACAGGCTCATCGAGACATTACGAGTAGCGGGTGGCTGTCCAACGATGCCGCCGCTGTGGAAGATGCCCGACGACGCAACTGCCGCTTCATAGGAGGATGCCGAGCTAGATTTGCCGAACAGTCCAGCGATGGCGCCGAAGATACCACCGCTGCTGCCACTCGTTGCGCTGCTGGCCTGCATCGCCATGACAGCGGACTGGAACATGCTGACAATCGACGGCAGCACACCCAACGACGAGCCCCCCTTGCTGGCAGACGAAGCCAACGCAGATACCATCGTTGCGGCGCTCTTCGCTGTGTCGCCAAATACTTGTGCGCTGCTTCGCGCGTCAAGCAGTGACTCGGAGGCCGACGACGCTGTCGACTGCATGCCCACCAGCTCGGAGTCGACCGGTGGCGGACGCGTTGAATCGGCGCCTCCCTGTGCACCAATCTGCCGAATAACGCCGCCCGCCGATGCGGGCTGACCTTCCTGCGCTGCGCCGCCAATGAGAGGCTTGTTGAGCGCGTTTGCGGCGTTCTCGGCTGCGATACGCAAGGCATCAACAGCGCTAGTAGACGCCTGGATAGCTGCGGTCTGCTGTTGCTGTGCCAGCTCCTTCGGGTCCGCCTTGATGCCAAGCGCGTCCTTGAAGAAGCCGGCGAACAGGCCATTACCTTCAGTCAGACCCTTAAGCTGGTTCTGTAGATACGCCTGCAAGGGATCGGTGATCAGCAGCTTGTTGACCGTGTTGAACACCTGCGCGGCCATCGGCTGCACGACTGCGCTGTTGATCGCTTTGAGCACCGAGCCGCCGCGCGATTCGCCTTTGACGCTGTCGCGCTTTGCTTCCTCGGCCTTGATGCGCTCGCGCAGGCGTGCTTTATCTTGCTTGTCCTGCGTGGTAGCAAGATAGCCTTCGAGCATGTCGATCTTGCGGCTGTACTCGTCCTGCTGCCGCTTGATATCGTCAGAAGCATCCTGGCGGCGCTTCGAATATTGCTCGATGAATGCGCTCGGCGCTTGACCGGCGGTGTTGGCAAGGCCTGCTGCAAGTTCCGCCTGGGCGGAGCGAAGCCTCCTCAATGCTGGGTCGATAGCGTCAGCAGCTTTGGCATAGGCGAGAGCCAAGTCAGCAGCCATCGCTTTAATGCGCGGGTCGGTCGAAACTTCGGCCAGCTCCTTGGCTTTGAGTGCCAGGGCACCAAGCTGCTCCAATTCCTGCGAGCGAAGTACATACAGCCCGCGCTCGGTCTCGAACAGAGACCGCCCCGATTGCTCGGCAGCTAAGAGGTAAGCTTCCTCGGCGCGTGCACTGTCACTTGCCAAGAGGGAGGTTTGCCGCTGCAGGTCGTTGTATCGGTCAGTAAGAGCTATCGCACGGGTCAACCCGTCGACGTCGACCTTCCCAACTCCTGGCACCTTGTCAGACTGCGCATTCAGGACTTTGGCACTCTCGATCGCCAACTGTGCACGCAGTGCCGCAGCGCCAGCCTCGTCGCCTTGCATCTGGAGGAGATTCGCGCGGTAACTAACGACTTGGTCGTTCAGCGCCTTAAAGCTGGCCGTCTTCTCCTGGTTGAGCAGAGCGAGGTCGTTCTTCTTGCGGGTTTCCGTTTTCTCCCGATCGACATCGATTTCATTGATGCGGGTGCGAAGTTGGACGCGTGTGGACGGGTCTTTCTCCTGCTTGAACGCCTGCTCAAGTCGGGTTTGCTCCTGATTCAATGCCTCAATCTGCGCCTTCGCCGTGTTCTCGATGGTCTCCCGGCGCTGCTCCATCAACTCGCCAAGCGACAGCGTCCCGGCTCGGTATGCATTCTCGACAAATGCGTTCTGGAACTGGTAGGCGTCGCGCTGCTTCTCGAAGACGTCGTTGATCGTCTTCAGATCAGCCTGTAACTGGTTCCGCAGGACTTGCGAGGCTTCGCTGCCGCCTTTCTTGCGCGCAGAGGCGATCTGCTCGTCGACGCCGGCAATCGCATCGCGGAAGGTTTTGGCCTGCTCACTGTCCTTGCCGTACAGGCTGATCGACTGTTTCAAAGCGGTGTTGAAGCGCTTGCGCTTGTCCGTCAGGTCTTCGATCTTGCCGGCTTGGCTCTGGTACGACTTGGCGGCCTCGATAGAAGCCTTGATCTCCTTGTCGATCTCAGCGACCGTCTTGGGCGCAGGCGCGGCCCCCGGCTTCGCGGTAGCCGCGACCACGGCGTTGGGTGGCGGCGTGATTTTGCCCGACACCTCACGCTTGCCGGTTGCTGCGCTGCCAAACCGCGAGGTGACAGCATTGGCGAGTGCGCCAGCTTGACCGCCAGGGATCATGCTCAGGCCGACAGTACCGAGACCACCAATCTTATCGATGTTCTCGATGAGGTAGCGTACGCCGTCGACAGTCCTGCCCAGCAGCGCATTGATGTTGCGTAGGCCGTTCGATGCCTCCATCGATCGCATGGCACGGTCCCACGCGTTGCCAAGCGAGTCGACAGACTTCTGCAGCGGGGTCATGGCATTGTCAGCCAGCCCTTTCACGGCAGTAGTGAGCGCCTCAAGCAGCACCTTCTGTGCGCCGGCTTTGTCGCCCAAGCGTGACAGTTGCTCGATCTGCAGTAGCTGGCTGCTGCTCAGGGAGCCGAGGGCTGCGTCGAGTTGCTCGGCGCCGCGCTTCGGGTCGGCAAACGCCTTCGCAAGTTCGCGAGCAGCTTCTGGAGCCTCTTTGCCGGTCGCCTTGGCGTAGTCCACCGACAGCGCCGCCAAATCCTTGAACAGGCTTCCGCCGATTTCGTGCACCTTTGCCAACTCAGTGACAATGGCTGCCGCAGTATCGCGGGTGACGTCGGGGAGTTCGGACAGCTTGACCAGATACTCGCGCAACTCGGCATCGCTGAACAGACCTTTGCGACCAGTGCCAGCCAATTGCGCCTGTACAGCATTGAGGTCACGTGCCGCCGATTCCGCTTTCGAGAGCGCGAGCGCGAAGCCGCCAACGGCGACCGCGGCAGCTCCGAATGCGATCGTCGTCGGCGTCAGCAGGCTGAGAACTGCACGGACAGCCCCACCTGTGCCGCCAAAGGTTCCCGACAACTGCGAGCCCTGCTGAATGAACGCGGTCAGCGGCGAGCCGCCCGATGCCACCTGCACAAAGAAGTCGTGCAATTGGAAGTGCAGCTGCTGCGTCTGGTTCGCGGTCAGGGTCGACTGGCGGCCAGTAGCCTGCAGGGCGATACGGTGACGCTCGGCCGCATCAGCAGCCGCACGATGCGAGCGTGCAACGTTTGCAGTCGCCACAGATACCGCTGCTTGCGCCGATTGCAGGCGAGTTTGGGCCTGCGCTACTGCATCCGCATTGCCAGGCGTGCGCGAGGCGTTGTCGAAAGCGGTCTGCGCTGCTGCTGCACGCTGAATTGCGACTGCAAGACGGGCGTTGGCCGCTTCGTTGCGCGCATTGGCTTCGGCCAAGTGTTGTGCAGCCTCAGCGGCGCGCCCCTGGGCAGCAGTGAAGGCGTTGGTGGCAGTCGTACCGCGAGCGGCGGCAGAAGCGGCGGCGGTGAAGGCGTTAGCAGCGCCCTGGTTCGATGCGGGCGTAAGGGGAACGCCAGGGTTCAGCGGTGCGCCAGAAGCTTGCGGGGCCGATGGAGCGGCGCGATTCAGGTCGGCGATAGCGCGGCGAGCGTTGGCAGCGCGGTCCGACAGATTGCCGAGTGCGGCCGAGGCGGCAGACAGCCCTTGCTCCGCGTTCAGGCGGATTGGCGTCGTAGCAAGCTGGCGATAAGAACCAGCAGCAGCGGCAGCAGCCGGCGTCAGTTGTACCAGGGCGTTGCGGTCATTTCGTGCGGCGGTGGTCAGGCGCTCGATCGCGGCACGCGCGGACGATGCGCCGCCAGTCAGTCGCGAGAGGTCGGTAGCGCCGGCGACAGAGACGCCCTGCGTCGGGGCCGGATGTGCGCGGGGAGCAGCGGCGATCTGCGGAGACGTGCCAGCGGCAAAGCCCGATTGCGCACGCACCGCGGGAGACTGAGCGACTTGGCGCGCGGCATCTTGGCCCAATGCTGTCTGGGTTTCGGCCAGAGTGCGGGTGCGATTGATACCCGTGTTCAGAGCCGGGACCAGCGTTTGCGCGATTGAGCGGCCTTGCGCGAGCGCGGCGGACGTGACACGGCCTGCCGACGATGCTGCGGCATTGCCGGCATTGACGAAGCGGTCAAAGGCAGCTGCAGCCGTGCCTACCTGAGTGCTATCAACCGCCAGTGTGAGCGTAGTCCTATCCATCGCGTCCTAGAATAAAAAAAGCTCGCCGTAGCGAGCTTGTTCAATGAGTGGCTAGATTGCGGCCAGCAATTCCAATATTTATTACATGGGGCGAGGGTCTTTCAGCGCTGCCCTACGTCTTGTTTCGACATATTCTTTCGCTTTCGGCGTCTGCACTTCAACCAAGCCAGAGTCAAGGACCCCGGTAGTCGGGGAGAATTGGACTATCAAACCTGGCAAAGCCCACGATGCGAAAAACGTATCAAACGAGGCGCCGAGCTTGTTTTGCACCTTGAGTGGCTTAATCTCTGTTGGCACCCCAAATTTCCCCTTAAGTGCGGTCAGCGTCACATCTTGGGTTGAAATCCCTGCCGTATTGAATGATATCCCCTCAAGCACCCCATCGAGGATTACCATCACAATGCTCGTTCCGGAGACCAGGTTGGGTTTATCTTGGACGGGAAAGTATATGGAATATATGTCGCTAGAAATACTTGAAGGTTCAATTTTCGGATTGCTAGAGCCGAAACAGGTAAAGTTTGTGAAGCCATAATAAAACACGGACTTCCCGATTACCTGTCTTGAACACTCCGGCAGGGAAACTGGCTTTCCTATGGTAAATCCGAACACTGATTTTTGGCTGACATCTTGAGCCGCTGCCACTACGACTGTCGCATAAAGCATTACAGAAATAAGGATCTTAGCTTTCATACGCCCTCCACTGGTTGTTCAGTTGGGGTTATAGCATATTGCTAACGCCGCTGGCTTACCTTAGGTCTTCCGCATTTCTTCGAGCGCCGCATCTTCAAGGATGCGAATGTCTTCTTTCATCTGCTGCGCCGCGTCTTTGCTTAGGCAAAGGTCGTCAATTGCGCGGTAGACGATGTTGTAGTCCAGCCCATAGGGGCGCCCTGAGTCGACGCGCCACTGCGTCCCCATTTCGATGAACAGGTTCACCGCAGGGACGTTACAGGGCCAGATATACGCGGTGGTTTCTTCGGCGTAGTCGTCGGGCGACAGCCCCAGGAAGTCCATCACCGCGACGTCTTGCTTGCTCGGCGGCTTGCGGTACAGGACCGCAGCGGCCGCCCTCAGTTTCCCACTCGGGCCTGAGTCAGATCCTTGATGAATGCGGTAACGATGGCGCCAGCCGCTGCGTGGTACTGCTTGCAGACCTTGGCGACGTTCTCGCGGTTGAACTCGCCGTCTACCTCGTGCCAGCCTTCCGCGATATCCATGATCGCGTCTTCGTTGGTGCGCTGGAGTTCGGCCTCGCGCTCGATGAATTCTTTGTACGAGTCGGTGTCCATGTGCTTGAACACCATCTTGATTGCAACTGGACCTTCCGGGGTCGGGATCTCGACGCGCGAGTTGAAGGTCGGGTTGGCTTGGATTTTCAGCATGTAGGCTCCGGTAAAGCGGGCGACGAACCGAAGCTCGCCGCCCCGGGTTAATTACGAGGCGTAGCGGGTGACTTCCGAGACCAGCGACATGGTCACTTCCAGACCCATCAGTTCGTTCTTGGTCAGGGTCGGGGTGCGCGACAGGGTCACGTAGGCGTTCCAGTACACGACACCGCCGTTCGGCAGCAGCAGGCGGATGGCCTGCGGGGTGCGGGCCAGGTCGGCTGCGTCCAGCACGGCGTAGTGAGCCAGGGTCGCGTCGTCGGCGATCTTGAACTTGAACGAAACCGGCGACTTGACGGTCGGGATCTGGTGCTCGGCGTCGTCCTCGAGGAACGAATAGGTGACGAACTGCTGCTCACCGCCGCTCGACGAGGTTTCCAGGATCTGGGTGATCTGCTGCCAGCCCGACACTTCGACCATCGAGCCCAAGCCAGAGCCGGCCGGATAGGTCGACACGTTCGAGGTATTGATGCCTTCCAGCGTGACGGAGCTACCGCCAGCAGCAGCGCGGACGACGCGGTCGTTCAGGCGGGACCAGCCCGATTTCACGACCACGATATCGCCGGTAGCGACGGCGCCGCCGGTGATGGTGGCAACAGCCGGGTTGGCGTTGGAAACAGCGGTAACAGGCGCCGAAGCGCTGTAGCCGGTGGCGATGTGGATGGTTGCGCCGTTGGGGAGCGATACACTCATGATGATGCCTTTCAGAAAAAAGAAAGCCGCTCAAGGCGGCGATTAATTTCTGCGAGGCATTCGGACTGCGCTTTTCAGGGCAGGCCGCGAGGCAGTGTTGCGGGTAATGCTGGGTTACTGCTTTTCGAGCCACTTTTCCCACGCTGACAGGCAGCCTTTCAGCAGCCGGATCAGCGTTTGGTGCAGCTCTTTGGTGACCTGGCTCATGGGTAGACGTTGTCGATTTTGGTAACGCGGATCGAAAAGTGGTTCCGGTCTTCCAGGCCGAGCACGCGCTGCGCTTGCACGGTCATATCCACGTGCACAAACCCCTTCGCGCTATTCAAAACGCGCTCGAACTCCCTTGCGGCGGCTGCCACGTCCTCCATTGACGACGTTTCATAGTCCGATTGCGTGAAGCCAAACTTGGCCATTTCTTCAGCTTTGTTCATTGCAGCGAGACTCCTTAGAGTGAGGTTGCGGTTAAATGGTGTCGCTTCGGTACTCACAAGACAGCGGGACCATGTAGTGATCTGGCCCATCCTGCGCCGGCCCCTGGCTTAGAGGCGACAGCAGGAATACCCGGATTGCCCCCTGCACCATCGGCGCGGTGAGCGGGAAAGCAGCGTCAAGTGATGCGGCCAGCGTGTTCGCTGCACCTGGTCCGGTGCCGATCGGCAGGCATAGATCGACCTGGAACACGCCACGGCGCTGACGATGCAATCCGCCCAAGTCTTCGCTCAGCGTCGGTGCAGGGAGCAGCCAGCAGCGCACGTAGCGGCCTGTCGGCGGCGTGAACGTGAGATTCTGGTACGCGACCGGGATTGGTGGCACCTGAGCGGCAGCCCATGTCGCTAGGCGCGTCTCGAAGGCTGCGCGGACGAGTGCGTCGGACATTAGCGACCTCGCCTCTGCTTTCGGCTGACTGGCTTGACGGTCGAATCGGATGGAATCGGCTGAGAAACGGATGAGATTGGATCGGCTACTGGCTCGCGCTTAACCACCTCGCCATCGATCATGATGACAACGTCATCCGGCAGGGTCACGCCCTGCGCCATATCGATCCGCACGGCCCCATAGCGCACCGTATCCGGCGCCTGCTTAGGCTCGGCATCCTCGAGGAATTGGTACGTCTTACCCGGGCTGATGACAACGCGGCGGAAGTCGTCGGCAACGATCCATTCGAGGATTTCGACCTCGTTGCACCAGACGCGGCACGGCTTGTCACCGATGTCGTGATGGTCGCCAGGGATGCGGGTTACTCTCATTGGTTCAGTGCTTTCTTGACGTATTCGTTGTAGCGCAGCGCGGCGATGCGGAACATGCCTTGCGGCGCCTGGATCGAATAACCGTTCGCAGTCTTGCCGGTCGGGTTCTTCGGCGGATTCGGGTACTGGCCGTACTCGATGACAACCGCATACGGCAGCGCGTTAGTGATATAGGTAATGCCGCCGACAGGCAGGGTCATCGCCTTCATTGCTTCCTGTAGCCCTCGTGCGGCATTCGCACTTTCCGTGACCGTCACGTCTGGTGCGCCATAGCTCACGTTCATGTTCGCGCGCAGCCGGCCGGTATCAACCGGGGCGCCCTTCACTACCGCGGTGAACACGTCGAGGGTCGACTTCCTGGCGACGGTTTCTAGATCAAGCTGCACCTTGCGGGCCAACTGATCAAGTGGGATGCTCCAGCCGCTCATTTGCGCACCTGTATCGTCCACAGAACCACCGTACCAGCCGGCGCAGTCGCCTTCGCATCTATCACCTGGTACACCTTGCCAGTCGCATCGGTCAGCGTGTCACCCGGCTTCGGCTCGACGGTCAGACCGACCGGAGACGCCAGCACGCGCTTGTCGCCAGTCCGGATTAGCGTGCCGTCGATGAAGCGTTGCGGGTAGTCGAAGATCGCCGCAATGATGGGGTGTAGCACGCTCAGCGTCTGAGCATCGCCAGTCGCCGGATCATAGGCGCCGTCCGTGATCGAGGTCAGGATGCAGCCCTGGCCGAACTCGGTTAGCAGCTCGTCAGCGGTGTTGGCTGTCTCGGCGTAGTCGAAGCTCATAGTTTCAGTATGTCGATGCCGTTGCCGCAGCCAGTGTCCAGCGCGCAGGCCACTTCTACAGCCTTGCGGGCGCTATGCCCTAGGTGCATGACAGCGAGCGCGTAGTCGGCGCCAGAACCAATGGCGAAGGTCTGATTGTGCATCTGGATCGGGATTGGGCTGGATAGGTACAGCTGCACTTCGCGCGCTGGCGTCACCACCATCAGTGTCGCGTAAGTACTGTGCTCACCTCGGTTGTCCGGATAGTTAGCTGGGTTGCAGCCGTCCTGATACCAGTGGCGTAACGCACTAATCACATCAGAATCTCCGCAACCGCCGATCAGAGCTCCGTCAGGCATGCGGTAGATCTTCGTCACAGTCGCGGGATAGCCGTTGCAATCCATCCTCTTGTCAGCCGCCATGGTGCGGCCATCCCACGCAATCACGGTCATATTAGGCTCGCACCAGCTTCACGTTCATGTCCGAGCCAAACAGAAACGGCTCAAGCATTGCATCGATCGCACGGAAGCGCGTATAAGGCACAGCGCCGTCCACATATTCGGTCTCGATCACATCGACCTTGACACGCTTGGCTAGCCGCCTGATATCCGGCGCCAGTTCGCCCTTGATCGCCCGAAGCGCGAGTTCAGCGCAAGCCTTGACGATGACAGGCGGGATGGAATCGCTCGTGTAGTACGCACCGCGGACGTCCTTGACCGGCACCATTGAACGCGGCCAGGATAGCGCCTGGTCGGTCGACACACGCGACCCAGCCCAGCGTGAACCGAAGAACGTCTCGATGTAGTCGGTCGCAATGCGCAGCTTCTGCTCGCGGTCGGTATCCGAGCCAAGCGTGGCCCACGCAGTATTGCCGCGGTTCGCGTGGTACTCGGTGGCGAATGCGACTGTGCAGAATGACTCCGCGTCAGCCAGGCCGACGCCGGTTTCGGTGATCAGGGCCACAGTGCTTCCTTATTCAGCCTTCGGCTTGCGGCTACGGCGAGCAGGTGCTCCTTCTTGCGCTTCTGCGACAGGAGCGGAATCTTCCGCCTGCTCGTCCTCCGGCTTGAACCGGATATCGATGATCTGCAGCCCTTGCTCGCGCAGTTCGGCTTTGCGCTCCGGTGTCACCGGATGCGGCTCATACGCGATGCCTGTGAATTTGGTCATGCAAGTCTCCTAATGAAAAGGCCGAGCCCCGAAGAGCCCGGCCAATCGATTACTTCGCTTCGTCGCCGATCGCAACGACGCCGGCAGTCGCTTTGATGCTGGTGGCAACCTTGTCCCAGTTCGAGCCAGTAGCCAGGGCAGCATTCGACGGCGACTTGCCGCCGTTCGCCTCATCCCAGGTGTAGCCCTTCAGCGACAGGCCGAAGGTATAGTCCACCTGCATGGTGGTCTCGATACGCTCGTTGCCGTTGGTGGTCTGGATGTTGCTGATCAGGTCGCTGCCATCGAACACGGTAGCGGCACCTTCGACCAGGCCAAGCACCTTCTGCTTGTTCGGAGTGCCGGCGGCGTACAGGGACGGAGCGTCGGTCACGACGATGGCGCGGCCCAGGACGTCGACCACCTGCACGTTCCGGGCTTCGAACAGCTTCTGCGCGTTGACCAGGTTCAGGCCGATGAAGCGGTGGTATACCGAGCCGGTCATGATGTTGGCCACGATCTGGCCCGACGCATCACCGAACTTGGCGTGGGCGCCGTTGACAGCGGCATAGTCGAGTCCAGCAGTAGCCGACACGTCATTGGTAGCGGCCGACTGGTTGCTGATCGCGGCGACCAGGGCAGCGATGGCGGTATTCAGCTGGTCAGCCATCAGGGCTTCGGCGAAGTTGCGCGAAGCCACTTCGATGCCTTCGGCGGTCGGCTTGTTCAGCCAGGTCAGCTGCGACGGCTCGAAGCGGATCGGACCGAAGCCGCCAGCGATCTTGACGGCGCTGTGCTTCAGTTGGGTCAGGTCGGTCGCGGTGGCGGCGCTGTTGGTGCCGTAGCGGTTCACGCGGCGCTGAGCCGAGTGGATGGCAGCGAAGAACGATTCCTGCAGGAAGTCGCCGTCGAAGCCTTCGGTGGTGAGGCGGATCGAGCCGTTCGAAGCCTCGTTGAACTTATCGACCATCTGTGCCAGCGTCTCGATGGTCGCCGGCATGATGTACTGATTGAATACTTGCATCTGGGAGAGGGACATGATGTTTCCTTATCGCAAAGTGTTGTCTACGTGGGATTGATTGAGGCATCCACCTCAGCGCGCCGCCCTCATCCGAGATAGCTGGCAATACTCACCCCGAGCGGGGCTGAATTCAGTTCTTCGGCAGATCGGGGAAGCGTGCGGCGATTGCCTGGGCGCGCTCTTTGCGATCGCCGCCAAAATTACCCTTCGGTCCTTGTGCGCCGCCTCCGCCGCCGCCACTACCAGCACCGCCACCGGATGCGCCGGAGCCTTTCAGGATGCTGTCCTTGTGCGGGTACATATCGACCAGCACATCGAGCGCCTCGTCGAAGTCGGCGAGCTCACCCGGGCGGGCACGCGAATAAATCTTGTTGTTCTGGCTGTCGTACGCGACGACCTTGCCGTCTTCGATCTTGAAGGCGTTGCCGAAGCGCGCCTGCACCATGTCGGCCGGGATCGCGAGCTTGGCCTTGTCGCCGACGATCATGGGCGAACGGGCGAAGGCGCCGCCGATCTTCTCGGCGTACAGCGCTTGCTCGAGAGTCTGCGCCTTGGTCGTGGCTTGTTCGAGCTGTGTCTGGAATGCTTTGGTGATTTCTGCCTTGACGGTTTCCACCTCGCCGGCGTCGATCAGTTTCTTCTGGTCGAGGTTGCGGACGGTTTCCAGTGCCTTGCGTGCGGCGGCCGGATCCTCGATGCCTTCGAACGGCTTGTATTTGCCCTCGGCGGCTTCTGCGCGCTCGCGGTGCGACTTGGCCTCAGCGTTCAGGCGGCTGATGGTCTGGACGGTACCAGCGGCGTCGAATGCCACTTCCTTGCCGTCGTCATGCACGTACACCGGTTTGCCGTCCTGCACGACCACATGGCCGGCATCGTCAAGTTTCAGTTTCATCGTTTCGCTTTCTGGTCATCCGACCAATGTGCGGGCATCCGCCCAAGGCACCGCATTGCATCCGCGCTGCGGCCAAAGAAAAAGGCCAGCGGGTTAGGCTGGCCTTTGGTGTTAGGTGAGGGCTGATATCCGACGGTGCACCGACCAGATCAAGCCCTCTATTTGCGATATCAGGAACGACCCTGAAGGGCGCTGATGTCTTTCGTACCTCAGTCCGCTAGGTTCACATGGCTGCGCGTCTCAGCCACTGATCGCAAAAAAAGTTCACGCGAGCACTACACGCTCACCCTTCATAAAGCACGCGGCACACACATGCACTGTTGTCCCGCCACTGACCTTCCCGTCTCGTAGCAGCGCACCAGTCGTCAACCGCAGCACCTCGCGGCAGCCGCAGCGATGACACTGGATCATATCGGTGGGCTTGCGTAGCTTCTTGATGCGGTCGATGACCCGCTGCTCCCGGGTGTCGGGAGGCGGAGTGCCATCGATGACGGTGAAGCGGCTCATGCGATGCTTACCCTAAAGGCCGCGGCTTCCCGTCAACCCAAACGCGCATCACTTCTTGGATTTTGCCAATATCGCGCTCTAACGCATCGATCAGCCCTCGCGTGCACTCAGGGCATAGCTCCGGCTTGCCGGCGGGTGCGCAGGAGCAGCCCTTGCGCCATTCAGCGATCATTTCGAGAGGTGTCATACAACGATTATAGCCCCGCTTTTGCGAAGGCAGCAGCATCACGGGCACGAATTTCTGCAAGAGTGAGCGTCTTACCTTTCTCGTTGTAGAAGCGATCGAGATTCAAGCCGCCCTCGCGCATCAGCTTGCCGCGAGTAGCGCCTAAAATCTCATCCTGGCGCCCTGCTGACTGCTTCTTGAGCCACTCGGCGTAGGTCGTTTCACCCGGCACTTGACCGTCCATCGAAGCACGTGTCTCGGCGTTGAACTCGCCAATATCGACGCCACCCAGCTCGCCCCAGCTTTTCGTCACTGGCACGCTCGTGCTGCGACAGTTCCAATGCAGCGCACCGGGGCCAGCCAGCCACGGCACCTTATGACCGATCGGCTTATGCTCGTCGGGCGTGTACTTCAGACCGTCACGTAGTCGACAGCCTTCGGACGTGCGTGAATCGAGGGTGCTGGTCCAAATTACTGCTTTGATAAGATCGCTGTTCGCCGTCAGAAAGCGATTGCGCGTGAAAGCAGCGGTGTGACTGATGGCGGTACGCACCACGGCTTCGGCGTGCCGCCTATCCACTTCGATGATGCCGTCGCTGTAGCCCTTGGCCTTCGTGCCGCGCACACGCTTGACGATCTCGCTGATCGGCTGGTTCTCAACATAGCCGATGCGCACAGCGTCGCGGATGCGCACCATGCGGCTCTCTTCGATGGTCGAGGCCCATTCCTTCATCAAGCGACCCTGAAACGGGCGCGCCATCGCTGCGGCGTAGACCTGCTCGACTCCTACCGTTGCGATATCGACCTGAGCGACGATCTGCGCGGGGATGACCGAGCGGAATAGCTGCGCCTGATACCCCGATTCGTATTCAGCCAAGTCTGCCAACTCGGTATGCAGCTCGCCAGACAGGGCTGCATATGCCTGCGTGTTCAGGTCGCGCACGCTGGCAAGCAACTGCTCCAAGCGCGTCACGTTGAACGACTCTGGCGGCATCTTCTCGAGCGCCGCGACCAACTGCGCAGACAGATCGCTGTCGGTGCGATTCAGCAGCGCGATCATCTTGCGCACCACACCGTTGGCGTACTGCTGCAGATCGACCTGATGGCTGATGTCCGCGTCGCGTAGTGCCTCGTTGACGCTAGGCATTTGCTACGGGGTCCGTCATTTCGCCGGGCGCTGGACCTTGGGCTTCAAGACGATCCTTCTCGTCGTCATACGTCAGATCCGGCGACAGGATGCCGCGGCGCTGGTACTCAGCAAACAGGGTTTCATCGGATAGCCGGCCGGCTTGATTGGTCTTGAGCAGCAATTCAGCCGCAGCCGCGTCCATGCTCGTCTGGCCGAATTCCTTGTACACGGTGACGTTGCCGCCAGTCGGCTCGCCTACCCAATCGGCCATGAATTGCAAGGCCGTGTCGAGTGAGTCTTCCAGGTCCAGGGCGATACGCTGCAATGCGCACAGGTTACCCTGATCCTCGCTATGGGTCTGCGTCGCGGTAATCTTGCCGGGGCGGATGACGAGCATCTCGGCGCCGGATTGACGCATCTGCTCTTCGATCGTGTTGATTTCGTCGCGGCCGATCGACACCGACTCAGCGGAGCCTTGCAGGATCTTCGCGTCGGCGTTCAGTGGCAGCTTGACCGCATAGCTCGAACTGGCGATAACCGGGCTCGCTTCGTCCAAGCCGGTGAACACCAGCAGGCGCTTGCGAGCGAACCGCACAGAGTCACGCTGATCCGACGACTCGCGCCAGTGGTCCTTGTTCTGCTCGGCCAGTGCCAGGAGCGGCGGGCGGCCCTGCATGAAGCTGACGAACTTACCGTAGACAGGCACGAACGGGATCTTGTCCAGCGTGGTCGTGCCCTCTTCGTGCAGAACCCACTTCTTGCGCCGGTCGGTCGACTGGCGCCAGATTTCCCACTTGCCGGGCTCCAAAAGGCGTACCTGCTCGATTGTGATGGTCCCGTATGGGCCGTTCTCTTCCTCGACCTCTTCCAGCAGGCGCAGTTGCGTCAGTTCCTCGCGGCCATTGATGACTTCCGAACGCCAGCCCAGGATGTTCTTGCAGCGGATATGGACGAAGTACGGGCGAACGCCGGCTTTCGCCTCCTCGGCCACCGTCTTGAGGCCTTCGGTACGCGGATAGTCGACCAGGATGCCCGCAACGCCATAGGCCAGCGCGTCTTCCATGACCGTCGCAGCGAACACGTGCAGGTTGCGGCGCATGTCGACCAGGTCGAGCCACGGACGCATACGCGCCGGCACGTTGTCGCCGATCGTCAGCTGCTTCGAGAACGGCTTGCCGGCCAGGATCTCGACTGTGCGTTCGAACGCCGGGTATAGTGTTGCGGTATCCAGGCGGTACTGCCAGTCGTCAACCTCTTCCTTCGGCTGACGCGGCAGATATGCCTCTCCCATCTTGCGCATGGCTTCCGAGCCGCCAAGCAGCGCTTCGATCAGGCGCCAATGGCAGCCCATCGCCGCTACAGCTGCGCAGGTGTCTCGAATGCTGGTGGCCATAGTGTCCTATCGGATTACATGCGGAACGTCGATACGGACGCTGCGCGCTTGAGAATCGGGTACTTGTAGACGATGAAATAGCCGGAGGCGTCCAGTACGTGATCTAGGCCGCCAGATTTATCGGGCTCGCCGTTCTTGTCGTATGCCTGCTTCTCCAGCGATTCCACCAAGTGCGGACAGGAGTCCACGTTCACGCGGAAACGCCTGATTCCCTCGCTGTGAATCATCTTGTTGTAGCTCAGCACGCGATCCTTGACGGCTGGATTGCGGCTGTTGACGCATACCTGAAAGCCGGCCTGCTTCAATACAGCTAGGTCGGATTCGGATGCGTTGTTCGATTTGCGGCTGTTACCCGAGGCGTCCGGATAGACCATGATGCTGTGGCCTTTGTCCTTGTATCGGGCGCGCAGCACTGCAGCCATCGCAGGCGTATCAAGGATCTCTACGTGCTCCATGACTGCGTGCGGGTCGCCGTCACGCATCACGAAGATGACCGCAGCCATCTGGCCGACGTTGAAGTCCATGCCGACGTGGAGCGTCTCGCCCTCGCGAATCGTCTCGCTCGTCGCGTTCTTCACGCGGTCGAACTCGGAGTACACGCTGCCTGACGTCAGGTTGACGAACTCGCCGTCCAGATAAGCGGCAAGCAGGTTGCTCGGGTAGGACGCCTTCAGGCTGTCGATATACCCTTCCGGCAGGTTCCGGCTATTGCTGTAGGTGCTGGCCTTGATCAGGCGATACCCGGGCGCGCTCGTTTTCTTCCAGCGCTCGTAGACGAAGCGGAAGCCCTCGGGCGTCGTGGCTACGCCTACGGTGTTCAGCGAACCATCCGGCTTCTTCTGCCGGTTACGGCTGATGATCTTGTTCCAGACTTCCCGCGCCTGCGTGGGTTTCAGGGTGTCCAGCTCGTCGACCAGGCTATCGGCCACCTCGTAGCCGACGATGCGCTCGGGCGTGTCCATCGTGCGGAAGATGATTTCGCCTGCGTTCTCGAGCTCAATCACCGCATTCGACTTGTTGATCCGGTACGGCACCTGGTGCTGCTCGAGCATTTCAGCGAAGCGCGGAAAGCCGATGTTGCGCACCAGGTCGAAGGTCGGCAGGTAATAGGCGATGTTCTGCCCCGGGTATGCGAGCTTCTTGAACAGCGAGCGCGTAACAGCTGCGTGCGTCTTTCCGCTACCAAAACCTGCTACAAAAGCTGGGAACTGATCCGCGCAGGTGACGAACTCGAACTGAGGGTCACTCAGCCGGATTTGCGTCGTCATACCGGAGGATCTGGATCACTGGCGGGCCAGCTTGGAGTGGAGCGCCGTCCTTGCCGGTCAGCTCAGCCTTATCTTTCAGGTAGCCGAGCAGCTTGGCCTTGCCCATCGTGGCGGCCACTGCGGCGGAGGTTTGCGGGGTCTGCGCGGAGAATGCTGCTACCCTCGCCTCTTCAAGCTCCGCGATCAGGTCATCAACCGTGATCTCGTGGCGCTTCTGGATATCACCCTGCAGTTCTTGCACCCTTACCGTGACCTTACCGTTCTTGAGCAGCTCACTCGCTTTGACGGCGATTACGTCGGGCTTCATGCGTTCGGCGGAATACGCGCGCCGGTATGCTTCGCTGGCGTTCCCGGTCTCCACATAAGCAAGACAGAACGCCTCCTGCTTCGGTGTGAGCTTGTCGGCCATATCTTTCTCTATTCAGTTACATCGACCCCGCCTGCGACAGCCAGGCCTGCGATACAGCTGCAGGAGGAGCTGGCAAGTCCTTTGCTCATCGGAGTCTGCGCCCGTTATTCCCGGCCACTAGGAGCGCGCTGGCGGCTGCTGTACCTACTTCTTCGGTCTGATAAGCATGGTGGTCGAGTGCGGTACGAGGCGCACTAACTCCGGCAATGAGTTCCAGGATGTGCCGTATCCAAGACTGCGCAATATCGAGTGCGCCGTTTCTGCCTCGACTAACCTCTCGCACAGGCGATCGAGCGCGCCGTCGTCCTCGACAACGACAGTCTCCCTGCCGACAACAGCGTGAATGATCTGTGCCCGGAAGATGTCGAAGCTGTCGACAGCGTTATCCATTACGCATCCTAAGTTACGACCTTTGGCCCGTCGTCCCGCACCTCCCACATCGTGACGTACGCCTTCCTGCCTCGCTTGACGAACCGGTGTCGGTCCTTGTCGCCGATGCGAACGCGCCATGACAGCGCGTCCTGCACATAGAGCAGAAGCGCGTTCAGGTCTCGCTGCGCCTTGGTTGTCTTGACGCTGGAGATGCCCTTGCTTGACTCGGCGCGTCGGGCAAGATCGTCTAGCAACTGGTCGATGTCGCGGATGCGGCCGTAATGGGCAAATGCGTAGAGTGGCGATCCATCGTCCACTTCGCCGGCGTAATGCTTCGCCAGCCGGTGCGCCGTTGCGTTTTGCAGCATGGCTGCCTCAATTACGTTGAGGCGCGCCGCGCTGAGGCTTGCGGCAGACCTCGGTATAAAAAAGCCACCTGTGCATTGCTGCGACAGGCGGCGAATCCAAGCCTTGGTAGGCAGGGAGGAGACAAGTCGTGGCGGCCGGGATCTCCCAACCCTACGCATTGCTGCGCTTAACCACACTGAGGAAGACTAAGCGGCGCGTTAGCATCCATGCGGCACGGCGATCCCCGCTCAACCCGCCTCAGTGTGGCGCCTAGGTTTTCACTAGGCTCGCGCCAATCCATCGGATTGCGCTCCAGATTCTGTCAGGCGACGCCGATACCTTCGGCGATGCCAGAGCCTTCTCGCTTCATGGCTCACTCCTATGTTTTAGGTGTCACCGGCAGTTGTCGGCGTGCCGGCGCCAGAGTGGGTTTTTATTGCCCGTGTACTGGATGACGCCGTAAACGACAAAAACCCGCTGACCTTTCGGGGCGGGTTTCGTGACGCTAGAGCGCAATTGCGACATCTAACGCATATATCCTAATTGAAATATCTCTTAGTGGCAACATTTTTCTTGAGTTTTGGCATCAAAATATCTTCGGCGTGGGCCAAGGCGTCAGGTAGCGAGACTTGGGGATAAATCCATACGTCGCACACCCCGAAAGCACGCCTAATTGCCCATCGCTCATGTGTTGCTAAATCGCAAACCATGACGCTGACAGCCTCGCCAATTGCCATGAACTCCTTGGTATCTTGATCGGCTGCGCTTCCGCCCGTGCTGGTCGGCTGGTCCTTCAGGCGCATCCATGCTGCCCAAGTCTTCATGACGACGACGAAGGGGCTATCGGCCTGCGGGGCTTCTTCGAGGATTGCTTGCTCGGGGGCGCTCATGCCTTTTCTCCCGTGTCGGTGGTGGCACGATCAGCCTGGATGATCGTTTGCAAGTAGTTGGCGAGGTCGAGCGCCTCTTCCAATGCGTGCTGTAGCAACTCGACGCGCGACAAGCCGGCGCCCGCCAGCGTCACGCCGTACTTGGCGATGCCGACGCGCGAGCGGTCCAGCAGCAACTGCCGGTTTGCCTCAACAACAGGATCTTCAGCCGCGCCAGCATGGGCGCCCCGAGCAACTCCCACGCAAGTGCAGAGGCGGTATGTCGTCCGCGTGCGTTGGCTTACCTCGTCGTCAATCTGCTCAACTCCCACGACAGGGCTCCCCGCGTACATTTCGAATGCCTTGTCGTGGTAAAGGCGCGTCGATTCGGCGTCTAATGGAATATCGTATTTGGCGCGCAGAGCATTGAGTCGTGCGCTCGATGCCTCAAGCTGGTTGAGAATCTTGTTTTGCGCCTCGACCACGCTTTGCGTGACACGCGGCGGCAGGCCAGCATATAGCAGGGCGCCCTCGCCTATTTCGTTCCAGGGCTTCAAGGCGCGCACGTGCCAGCCGTGCACAGGATCATTGGCAACTACCTCCCCGACTGCCTGCGCGTCACACTGGCGGTCTGCGGCGATGACGGCGCGCATAAGGCGAAGGATGCACTTCGGGGCTTCATCGCCATAATCTTGCGCCTGCGCGATCGCCAAAAGCTGCTCGTCGCTCAAATCCCTCGCGGCCGTTCCCGGCCGGTCAGCACGTCGCGCTGCTTGCCAGACTTCCCATGCACTCTGAAGGGCATAGACCTTGTAGTTTCCATCGGCGTTCCGCCACGCGAAGTTGTTCTGAGGACCGAAGTGCTTCTCGAAGAGCTCGCGCTCTACCTCGATATTCGATTGATCGATCATAGTGAACTCCCATTACGATGCATGTCTTTACGGAGGATCGCACGCACCTCGTCATCAGTTAGCCTTCGATGCGCAGTGAAGATCGAAATCAGCGGCGCGAGCCAGAATAGCAACGGCAGGACGAGAATCAGAACGACCTTCAACAGCGCGCCGAGGAACTCCACCAAAGTCTCCCCAAAGAGACCGCATGCAGGGAATAGCGCTCGCCATAGAGTCAGCATCGACAGAGTCGTCTGCTTCACACCGTCCGTACCATTGACATAAATGTCCCAACGTTCTTTAACTTGAAAGTTCACGCTGCCTCCACTTCAACAACATCAATCAACCCACCCGGCAACAGCGCCGCCGCGCCGAGGCTCCAGTCCCAGCCAACCCTGACTATTCGTTTGTCTGCTATCGCCTCGGCAAGGTGCTTTGATGGCAATTCGTCCGGCTCAAGCTCCATCACGATGTGCAGCTCGGATGACGTCGCGGTGCCGCGTGTGCGGATAAATGCGATGGCGCGATCGACTGCGCCTAATCCCGGCGTGATGTCGCGCTCTACCTTGATGCGAAGTTTTTCGCGTGCGTCGCTATCTTTGAAGCTCATGTTCTCCCCCCCCTGTTATGCTGATTGGACTTCTGGCTTACCGCCTATCTCGATTCGTACGCTCCCCGGCTTGGGGCCGAATTCACGGACGACGATGACAGGATTGAACTGGACGTCATTGATTCCGAGGGCATCAGCAACGCCATCGATCGCGTTTTTGCAACTGGCCATGAGGTTGTCTCTGTCACGTAGGCGGCGGTCAGGCTGAACGAACACGATCTTCAGCGAGACCTCATGCCCCATTGGGAACGTGACCCCACGGCTAGCCTGACGCGTGAGCAGCGTTGCGGCTTCGCGCGCAGACTTGCGCAGGGCGACAGTTGCAGCCCAGTGCCTGCCCTTGCAGCGGTTCGGATTGAGCCGGCTATTCGGAAATGGGAGGTGGACGACGATCATTCAGCACCTTCGTAGCTGTGTTGAGCGAACGGCTCCCAGACCTTTATGCCGGCCTTGCGCGCCTGAGACACCATGTCTGCGGTACCCTTCCCGCCAGGGAAAGCGATCACGCCGTCGGGCTCGTACTCGCGTAGCATTTCGGTGTTGCGAATGGGGCCGGCTGCTGGCCCGTAGCGCTTCCAGTCGGCCAGCACGGTCACGTGGATTACGCCGTTAGCACCCGCCCATTCCCTCGCCAGGCGATCGGCACCTGCCGCGCCACCCTCGATCAGCAATTCGATCGGGCGCTTAGCGTGCGCTGCAGTCAGGGCGTGACGGACGGCCGATACGTTGTTGAAATCGCGGCCACCACAGACGATGATTTTCATGCGCGACCTCAGCCCTGAATCCTGTGCTGGCGAATACCGGTAATCCCGTTCGGGAGCTCCTCCGGTTCGCTCGCCTTGATGAATCCGCTGTCTTTGCCGCCCGTCGCGCGGATGAAGTCAACTTCGGCCTTCGCCGTGTTCACCATGACCTGCGACAGGTCGCCGATAACCTTGGCCTTGTCGGTGTCCACCGTTCCGGCCTTGACGCCCTGGATGGTGTCAAACAGCAGTTCACGCAGATCTTGGATCGTTCGATTCCGTGCCATTTTGTTTGCTCCTCTTGTTGATTTGTCGGGTCAGTACCGCGCGCAACTGGATTATTTCGTTCAATTCAGGCGGCAGGTTATGCCGGGCGTTACGTCTCATGTTGTCGGCGCGAGTGATGCACTCGACTTTGTCGATGGTGATTTCTTCGAGCGCGTTGGTACGCATGCCGGGCTTGAATACGACGATGTGCTTGGACGGCACCGGGCCATTCACCCTGACCCAAACCACCTCGTGAACAGCGCGCCATCGTTGAGCTCGCCGCCCTGGTGCGTCGCTAACCTTGAGGAGTAGGACGCCATCCTTGTCGATCTTCATACTTCCGATTGGAAGCGTGGTTTGGGGCTTGCTGCCGGGCTTAAATTGAGTGGCACGGCACGATTCATCGACACCAGTGACGCCCTTCTTCCCCTTATTCCACGGCACCAAGCCCTTTTGAAAGCGGTGCTCGCGCGCCGGGTGATCGAATTGGGTCATGCGACGTGCTGATTCACTCGCCATAAGCTCGGTACTCTTCTTTAACCCGAGGGCGCGTGCTTTCTGATAGGTCGAACTCAAGGAATGCCCGACCATGAAAGCGACGTTCTCAGTGTTGAAATTCGGGTAGAACGTTCGCAGCAGGTCGAGTTGTTCGGTGGTCCAGTAAGCGCGCTTCATGCTCCCTCCCCTGCCCGATGCACGCACCCCAAGCACTCCCGATCGCTGGCGTGCGTCTTGGTGTAATCGCACCTCGATAGATCGAACGCACACTTGATATCGACGTAGACCGGCTTGCGCGTGTTCCGCCATACCTTCCAGCCAGCTTGGGCCTTGTAGGTGCGGCCTTTGATCGGGCGCGGCTTGTTGTGACAGGTGTATAGGCTCATGGTCAGGTTCCTACAATCCAAGCGCCGAGAACACGTTCTGTGGCTTTTTGCGGGTACGGCGGCGTGCGGCAGACAGCTGGCGCAGCTTCAAAGCGCGCTCGTGCCTTTCCTTGTCCGCCTTCAGTTCTTGGAACCGGTCTGCTTGCGTAATCCGTGGTTTCACGACGTCGAGCTTGCTACCGGCGGCGTAGACTGGCGCCAGCCCACCTGGTCCTTCGGGGCGCCGCCATTCCTTGATGTAGATTCGCCGCGGCGTTTCTCTCATCAAGATGGCTAGGTACTTGTGCACATAGGCTGCGGAGCAATGACAAGATTCCACCAGGTCAGCTACCGACTGCGGTCGGGCTAAGGCGTCGACCAACACCGCGCAATTGATGTCGGTCATGCCCTGTTTCGGCTTCGTTATCGTGTGCAGCGGCTCGAATGGCACATCTGGCATATCACCTAACGCAAACTGACGAAACGGCTTGCCGCCCGTGCGCTTCCAGCCTGATACGTGAACCTGGCGCGGCGCGTCTAACAGTCGGCACAGGTTCCAGTAAACCGTAATACGAGGCAGGCTTAGCTTCTCGGCTAACTCGAGATTCGTCAGCGGTCCGGCCTTCAGTAGCTCGAGGATGCGCGACATCGTGCGCGCTGGGCGCGGGTCGATTGCGCCGTTCTTGGTGCTCATGGCTTCACTCCCAGCATGACCTTGGCACGGCCCATCAGCGGCTGACCGCCATCGCGCGGCGGCATCGTCCACATGGTGTGGTACTCATGCACCGTGCGCCAGTGCGGGAACACATCGCGAGGCAGATTGCGCCAGCTAATACCGTGCTGCTCGCGGTATAGGATCGCGCTGAACACGTCGTAGAGGTCGTGGATGCGTGGCCGCGTCTGCTTGCGGTTGGCTTCCAGCACAGCGCGGACGGGTTCGAATTGCTCGCGGGTGATCGCCTTGATTACTTCTGCGTGCTTATGTGGTTCCATCGCTCCTCCCATGTTTTCGTTGTTCATGCCCTGCTCACAAAAACTTCGACAACCCGTTGCCCGGCTTGCGCCGATCCTCCGGCTGTCGCTGCACCCACCTGGCGCAGTTCTCGAACCGCGTGTATTCGCCCTGGTAGGTCAGCGCGACAGTGCCCGGTTCGCCCTGGCGCACCTTCGGCAGACCGAGCTCACAGATGCCCTTGTCGGGCGAATCAGGGTTGTAGACTTCGTCGCGGTACGGGAACACGAGTGCATCGGCGTCCTGTTCGATGGCTCCCGAGTCCCGCAGATCCGATGGCAGCGGGCGCTTGTTCGGCCGCTCCTCGACCTTTCGGTTAAGCTGCGACAACAGGAGGACGCCTATCTCGAGTTCCTTGGCGAGCGCCTTCAGACCTCGCGTGATCGTCTCGATCTGCGCGTTTCGGTTGTCACCCTCGCCTTCCATCAGCTGCAGGTAGTCGATCGCGAGCAGGTCGAGGCCACGGCGGCGCTTGACGCCCTTAGCTTTCATGCGGACGTCCAGCAGGCGCAATCCGCCCTGGTCGTCGATGTACAGGTTCAGCTCTGCCAGCTTGGTCGCGGCGTAGGTCAGGCGCTCCCAGTCTTGGTCCGTCATGCCTTCCGGCTGCAACACGTGCGGCAGCGGGATCTTGCCGATGTTGGCGATGTTCCGGTCGTGCAGCTGGGCGCGCGGCATTTCCATCGACAGGAACAGCACCGAGTAGTCGCGGGCGATGTTCAGGGCGATGTTCATCGCCAGCGCGGTCTTGCCCATAGCAGGGCGGCCGGCGATCACGATCAGCTCGCCGCGGCGGATACCGCCGTTCAGGCGCTTGTCGAGGTCGACGTAGCCGGTCGGGATGGCGCGCGGACCACCCTCGAGACGACTCTGGATCTCGCCCACGTGGTTCGCCAGATCCTCGGAGACGCGCACCGGTTCCTGGCTCATGCGAGCCTCGGCCAGCTTCTCGAGACGCGAAGTCGCTGAGTCAAGTAGGCCGGATGCCTCCCGCGGCCCATATGCCTCCTCGCTCACATCCTTGCCGAAGCTGATCAGGCCGCGCTTGATAGCCTTGTCGCGCACGATGGCGGCATAGCGGGCAATATTCGCCGACGACGGCGTACTTTGTGCCATCTGGTTCAGGTATGCACCCGGCTCGCTGATCTTGCCGTCGAGAGCAACCATCAGCGAGATCACATCGCAGGATCGGCCCGTGCTCAGGTGCTTGATCATCTCTGCGAAGATGACCTGGTGGTCGCCCAGGTAGAAGTGCTCCGGGCGCAAGTCGCCCATGCGGTCGATGGCGTCGTTGTCGCGCAAGAGTGCGCCGATGACGCTCTGCTCCGCTTCGACGCTGTGCGGCGGGGGTTTGATGTCGGTCATGCCAGTTCTCCAAATATCCCTAACTGCTCTTGCTTGATTTGCTCTGGAGTGAAGAGCTGCCCTTGTGAGACTTCTTGCTCGAGGCGAGTGCATGCGACGTCAAACCAGCGGCGCTCGATGTCGATTCCGATATAGCGGTACCCGCCGCGCAGCGCAGCGATTCCGAGCGAGGCGCTGCCCATGTAGGGGTCGAGAATGACGGCACCTGCCGGAAGCTTGCACTGCTCAATGACCCAGGCCAGCATCGCGACAGGCTTTTGTGCTGGGTGCAGGCGTATCGCGCCGCGCGAAACGTTCTCTTCGCCGCTGCGCACCATGCCGCGCCACTTCTGCGAGAACAGGCGGGCCGGGCCCTTCAGGTTCGTCCAAGCTAATTCGCAGTCGGCGCAGCTGTCGGACGTGCCGCCATCACGCTTATCCCAGATCAGCCAGCAGGAGGCATCAGGCAGCCGGCTGCCAAAGTGGTTGCCGCCGAAGAGCACGACCTTGCCAAAGCCGAGCCACGGCGTCGGATCGAAGTCATGGTCATCGCCGACGATGTTGAAGCCGTAGTTCGTGCCCTCATTCCAGCGGTTACGGCCGGTACCGCTGATCTTGCCCAAGTTGATGCCGTAGGGCGGATCGGCGATCACCGCGTCAACGTTGCCCAAGCTCGGAAGAATCTGGTGACAGTCGCCGTGGTATAGCGTGGCGTTGCCGATCATCGCGACTTGATGATTCACGCTGCCTCCGCTACGGTTTGGGCCTGCTTGCCCTGGGTGGTCAGGAAGTACTCGCCGTCGGCATTGACTGCCCACAGCTTCAGGTAGTTGTTCTCGACGTAGTTCCGGAACGTCTTGCGCCAGTCCTTTTGCAAGTTCGCCTCCTTCACTCCGCCGGCGCCGAATCGTCGGCAGAACTCGACCCAGGCCAGGGCGACAAAGTGCTCGGGCAACTTGGCGTTGCGGGTGTAGATCCACAGCGGCTCGTAGTCCCGCATGGGGCGTATGTCGTTGGCCTTGCAGTCAGCAAGGAAGGTCTTCAGGGTGATGCCTCGGGTCTTGGGTTTGCTTTCAGGCTTGGTAACCACGGTGAGCCCCCCAGCGGGGGGTTTGGGGGGTTCTTCTTCTGGTAATGGTTCTTGGTTATTGGTTGGGATCTGAACGCTTTCTGATTTCTGATCTGATCTCATATCTGATTTCATATCTGATTTCAGATCGGGTTTAGATCCTTCTCCGTCATGTTTCGCATTCCACCGGGCCTTGTTGGCGGACTTCGCCCGTTCTGCCTTCGCCTTGTAGGCTTCGATTTCACGCTCGCAGCGCGCACTCTTGTAACCAGCGTCTGATTTCACAAAGAACTCAGACAGCACATCGGTCACTTCCTGCATATAGTCGCGCATGCCGATCAGACGAGCCACCTTTGCGGGATCGGCTGGCAGCGGCGCTTCGGATGTGTAGTACAGGTCGAGCATCCGGCGATAGGCCAGGTCTTCCATCAAGCTCAGGTGACGGGTATGGGCGGCATAGTCGCCTAGGTGGAAAGGATAGAAATTCATCGCTCACCCTCGTCCATCTCCGAAGGGAGATCCTCGACGATCATGTCGGCCTGGCGCACGAGATTCTCGCGGCGGTCGACGACCTGCAGCTCGTTCAGGCGGTCACATTCGCGCTTGGCGAGGGCTTCGTTAGAAGCCAGCCCTGCTAGCGTGAAAACATGCTCGGCGCCTGGCGTCGGATAGCCGACCAGGTAATGACCGCTCTCGGTCGGACCTTTGACTTCGTAGTTCAGCATGAGGGGCTCCATCCGATCATTGCCATGCACTCGGCCAGCAGCTCCATCTGCGTGCCGTACATTTCCTCGAATTTCGCTTTATGGGGATGAACGCCAATGCGGCCTGCAGGGTCGGTGTCGTCGTGCTGGTGATGGCTCGAGCAGAGCGGCAAAACGTACATGTGCGCGTTGACAGCCGTGCGGCCGGCGATGTGATGCAGGGAGATCCAGGGATTAACGTGACCATCCTTCAGGCATGCGATGCAGCCCAGGCCAGCGACAGCATCCATGAAGCGGCGCTCGAGTGCAGTAGGAGTGCGACCCTTCATGCCGCGAGACTTGAGGCTGGAGACTTTCTTGGTGACCTGCTCCTTGGCGCGACGCAGAAAGCCGCTACGCTTCAAGGGAGTCTTTTGCTGCAACGGCTTCGTGCGCTTCATCGGCGCCGAACGAGCGATCCTCAGCGTGGTCATGGCATACCCCGCGCCAGGCTAGAACGACGTCCGGTAAAGCTCTGCTCAAAACGTTGCATGACGACTCCCGCTGGTGAAAAGAATGGCGCGGTGTTTAAGCCGCGCCGTGGTGCTGATTACGCTGCTGCTTCTGGTGCGATGAGGCCGAAGAAGTGCGCCAGAACGTCCCAGTGGCCCTGCACGATCTTCAATCGCGCACGTGTCGCCACGACGTCAGGGTCCTGGCCGTAGCGATAGCCGGTCAGCGACTGGTACTTCTGGCTTCGCTTTTGCTCGAGCCTGACCTGGTGGATCATTTCGTCCTGCGCGAGCTGCGCGATGTGTTTCCTGACTGCGTTGACGGATAGGCCAGTCAAGCAGACGATCCGTTCGACCGTGATGTCCGGACGCTTGCGGATTACCGCCAAAACTGCCTTGCGGCTCGGATGCATCTGGGGCTTCATGGATCACTCCTGATTAATCTGTCGACGGCATCGCGAAATGCTGCTTTCGCTTGCCAGTGCCTCGTGTTCGCGGTTTCTTTTTCCTCCCCGGTGGCGCACATCGCCGATTTTTCGGTCTGGCGTAACAACCGGGCGCAACGCACTACTTTTCGCTCAAGAGCCATTCGGTTCTCCTCCTCTGTCATAACCCTCCCAAGTCATGTAGTAAGGAGCCCGCGCTATGACGGGCTCCTTTGTCAGGTGGCCCCTGCGTTATCAGGGGCTAGCCACGCCATGCGTACAAAACATCCATCTCAAATCCTTGGTCTAACTGGAGCCACGCCGTAGTTCCACCTGGAGTTCGCCGTTGGTATGGCCCACTTCTGGCCAGAGTCTGGACATTTATCCGGACCGGCAGATTCGGTAGACTGGCGTTGTCGTATCCAATTCATCGCCAGATCTCGCAGGAGTCTGCTATGTGACACCTCGGCGCTACCACAGGCGTCATTCAATGCCATCAGCTCGTCGGCGTTGAACAAAGCCTTCACAACAAAAGTTCTCGGGTTCTTCATCGATCACTGCTCCTATGACGGACTACAAGGATTGGTGACTGCTACTACGGGTCCTGCTGCACTGCTGTTTTTTGGACGTTGCTTAATTGCCGCTTGCGGCTATAGTGGTTCTTGGTACTTAGTTGGTTCGGCTGGCTCGGGACTTCGATACGGACCTGATCTCAGGCCAGATGTCCATCCAGTCAGAACGGAGGTCGCGTCGCGTTACGGCGCCCTCCGTGTACTTCTCGATCAGCACACACCTTGCGGGTGAGATCGCGGCATCGCCAGCGGCCATCTGCGAAAGGAACGACGGTGACACTTCAAGTTGAGCAGCAAGCCGAGCCGACGAGCCACGCTCTGCACTTAGGTAATCGCGAAGCTTCATTTGGCCTCTCTAAAAGAAATAACTTAACGTGTTTAGAGAACTCTAAACCAGAGGGCGCGCAAAGTCAAGGATTTGCTTGTTTAGGGAATTCTAATCAGAATACGCGAATGCAAATTGAAAACATCCGCCGCGCCAAACTTCGCCTGTGGTTTACTGGGCGCAGCATACCCCCCAAGGAAAAGAGCTACATCTCACAGCTCTTGAAGGAAGGTAACGCTTTCGGTGAGCGTACCGCGCGTCGCCTGGAAAAAGATTACGGGATGGGAGAGGGGTACTTGGATATGCCAGAAAACGATGAGCAGGACCACCGGCCGGCGCCTGAGAGTCAACAACATGTGCCCCAGCTGGTTGGCGCCCCGGACTATCTACTCCAGGCCATAAGGCTGCTTGAGTTATTTCACAGCGCCGATGATCGTGGCCGAGCCGACATGCTCAGGCTTGCCGAGACTTTGTGCGGGCCGAATAACTATCATATTGGAAGCAACAAGAGCTAGGCGGCTCTCTGTTGCCTGACGCTTTTCTTGGCGCTTGTCCTGGCGTCGTGGGTGGGCTCGTGCTGCAGCTTCAGCCATCATCAAGTGTTCGGCCTGAGCACGGTCGTCCATTGCCTCAAACGCTGCCATCCATCGTTCAATTTTAGTCATGGTCTCCCCGCCCTAGTTCGCAACGAAAAACTAATGCTATCTAGACTTTAGCATTACCAAACGGAAAATAGGTGATCAATTCTGCGCCTTCTCAACTCTTTCTTCGTAACAGGTTGTAAGTTCCGAGTGAAAAGAGTTGGTCGAGAGCGAATTTTCAAGCCAAATGTGGTGGCAGATGTGCCACCAAAACACAACACTTTACTTCTGTCTCGCGCACAATCGCGCGATGAAGATTGCAAAAGATCAAGAACGCACTAAGAAGACTGTCCGCCTGCCTCCCGACCTCAGCGCGGAAATCGACCAGGAAGCCGAGGATCGCGGGGTTTCATCTAACGATGTGATTGTTGAGCGCCTCCGCTCCGCTCCGCTGGCCGGCGAAATCGCCAGGCTGTCGGCAGAGATTACGGAGATCAAAGCTATGATTCGCCAGCTCATCGCTTCCATTGGCTAGATTCTGACCTAATAACACCAGTAGATACCTCAAGCTCAATATGGGCAGTTGGGCCCTTGGCACTAACTCGGGCGGTCGTCGCTTTTTCCTCCGACAAATACTGTATATATGAACAGTAGTGTACAGCATTCGGGCAATTTTTCAACGCAAATTGTTTAGAATCCTAAACTATTAATTGCACTCGCCTGGTGCAGGTAACGTTGCAATACCGCACACTGTCTGACCGTAATCATTACAACATAGAAAGGTGTTGCAAATTTAACCCGCTTCAGCGGGTTTTTTTACGTCTGTTGCAATCCACCCTAAATTTTTTCTAAACCTGTTTAGATTTGACTTGACGTTTAAGTTTAGCTTGAACTAAACTGTATTCATCGACGACGCACCAACACAAGAAGGATTAGTAAGCCATGAAAACGGTACTCGGATACGTAGCCATGGTCATCCTGGCTTTCGTTCTCGCAGCAACGCTCGGCCTGGTGCTCGTCGAAGAGATCCACAAAGTCTTCCCGCTCATTGCCAACAAGCTGAACGACACACAACAGGGAGCTTGAAAATGCCTACGCCACAGCAAGTCAGGAATTGGATGCAGCAGCGCCAGGTGGAGAAGAAGCCGCCGCCGACGCCGGAACAGGTTCGCCAGGCTCTTGGCTGGCATCTGATCAGTGGTAAAGCGCCTGAGTGCGCACGTTGAGGAGGCTGCGATGAAGCTTGGTTCGAAACTCCTGTATGCCGGCTACGACCACTACGGCGCCAAGTTGGACCTCTACGGTCTCCGCGCCAGTGAAGATGAAGGATACGTGGTCACCGATGTGATGCGCGCCGGGACTTCGCTGAACCTGACTTACCTGTTCACCGACAAGTGCCTGGACGAGATGGGGTTCTGGCTGGATGCCGGGCTCCACGAAGAATACCTGCTGTCGATTCAAGAAGCAAAGGCCGAAATCGCCTTGCACGACAGGCAGATGGTGCAGCTCGATCACCAATGGAGGTCGCTTTGATCTCCCGGCTTATCGGCGACAGCGCGCTGCGCCATGAGATTGATGACATGCGCCTGGGGCATCACCCTGCCCCGCAGTGGGAGCGCGATGCGAAGTACTGGATCCTCAACACGATCATCAAGTACATGCCGCACAGCGACGAACTAAAGGACGAGGCATGGGCAGAACACAGAGCTTTGCGGCTGGATGCGCCAGCAAAGCCGTATCAGCGAAGAGTAAGTGTAGTGGCAGCTGAAGTGGCAGCAGCAGTGGTTGGTGAGTAGTTCTTGCTTTCGACCCAAGCCGGTAGTGGGGTAGATAACACCGGCAGGTGCATGCGTATGGGAAGCCTGATCCTCCTTGCCTCGCAAGGCTCTAGGGCGCGTGGTGCATCTGGCGGTCCGGAACTAGACGGACGTTATAAGAGAGTCGGCTGTGCTGCATGTGCTCATTCCGTGAGGCGTATGCGGCGGCTGTCACGGAGCGTACAGGGAAACCTGGGCAGCCGATTCTCTTGTAACCGATAGAGCGCAGTCCAACAAACAGGAGGCCAACATGAATGTGAATGTGAACGTAACGATCAAGACCGAGAAGCAGTCACCCCAGCCGCACGACGTCGTATTCGAGGTCAAGATTTTGCCGCAGACGGGCATGAGCTTGCCCGCGATGGGCCGGAGCATTGCGCAAAGCATCCAGCGTTCGGCCCGGCGCAACGCCTAATTCGCCTTGGTGCGCAGTCCAACGAATAAGGAGAGGAGAGATGAATGTGACACCACAAGAAATGAAGTGGGAGCGCGACGGACGCACTGTGTACACGCTGATGCATCACGGCTGGAGCAAGGGCGAAGAACAGTTCAGGAATCGCTACTACTTCCAGGTGCAGTACGACCACTCGACGCTCACAGAGAAGGACGGTGAAGCGATGGCGGAAACGATTATCTCGGCAATCGAGACGCGCACATGGTTTGTTTGGGCCATGAAGGAAATGCGTGCACGAATTTTGAACGGCGAGGACGTGCCTCTCGTTTTTGTGGAGGCGGCGCTGATCGCAGCAGGTGAGCCAGTGTGACAGCAGCAGCCCAGCTTCGGGTAGCAACACGAGCCGGTGCGCTGCGACTCCGTAGAACTTCGTGGCTTGCCCTGATCTCGGGTCAGAACGTAGAGGGAGTGGAATCTCAAATGTCCCGCCGCCAGCGCGTTACAGGCCGCCTGACTGGTCGTAAGCCAGTCACCACAGAACCACTGACTAGCCTCGGGTTTGACCGAGCCTGAGTCGAAAGCCTCTAGGGGACTGCCCTAGTCAGTGGCTCTGTGGTGGACCGCATGACCGGAGCTGTCTGGCTAGTACCCAGACCGGAAGCGCGAGCGGGTAGTAAGGACCGCCGCCACTCACGAGAGAGCGAGGGTAACCCGGCTTGCCACACCTAACAACGATAGCGAGGAGCAGACAAATGCAAACGAAGCACACCCCGGGACCATGGCACTTGTTGCTGACCCATGGCGCTGCATTTGAAATTGGCGACCACAGTGATCTGAACAAGGCAAACATTCTCTGCACGCGCTACGAGTGGGAAGAGCGCGCAGGCGAAATGTTGGCAAATGGTCGTCTGATGGCCGCTGCGCCGGACCTGCTGGAAGCCCTGCAGGCGATTCTGCCCGACGCAGTTGGCAACCACATCGGCGGGCCGGATACGCAAGCGCGCATCGACGCTGCCCGTGCCGCCATCACTAAGGCTACTAGGGGTGCCAAATGATCGCCGCCCGCATCGCCCGCCGCCTGGTGCGCAAGATCACCAAACCCGCCGCCCTCTGGTGGACCACCTGCAAGATCCGCCGCGCACAGGCAGAGGTCGCCTACTTCGAGCGCTTGCTGCGTGGCCTGGTGCCGCAAGACTTGAAGCGCAACGTGGTCGACCTGATCGCCGAGCGTAACCGCATCCAGAACTGGTAACACACCAAAGGAGCAGTCATGGGACTCAATCCGAACGCAATCAGCAAGAACATGAAATGCCGCAACTGGACATCCGAAGTCACCGCCGACGAGATTTTTGCCGCCAAAGTGAAGTTGATCGGTGCTGTGATCCTGATCCTGGCCGATGCCTTGGTTCTGACGCTGATTGGCTTTCCGAACCTTCCACCGCCGTGATCTGCGCGGGCGTCTCGACCGAATATCGACAGTCAATCTACGCGGGCACAGTCTCCGCAGAAAGGCAAATCATGAGCACTCAACTCGTAGTTCAGCAAGCCTCCAAACTCGCTGGCCTCTTCAACATTCCTGAGTCGAGCGACTTGGTAACGGTTCTCAAAGCCACTGCGTTCAAAGGTCAAGTCACGGACGCCCAAATGTCGGCGCTCCTGATCGTCGCGAACCAGTACCGCCTGAACCCCTGGACGAAAGAAATCTACGCTTTCCCCGACCAGAACAACGGCATCGTGCCGGTGGTAGGCGTCGACGGCTGGGCCCGCATTATCAACGAGAACCCGGCCTTCGACGGCATGGACTTCGCGCAGGACGACGAGTCCTGCACCTGCATCATCTATCGCAAGGACCGCAGCCACCCGATCAAGGTCACCGAGTACCTGAGTGAGTGTAAGCGCAGCGTGAAGCCTTGGCAGTCGCATCCCAAGAGGATGCTGCGCCACAAAGCCATGATCCAGTGCGCGCGCCTCGCGTTCGGCTACGTCGGCATCTTCGACCATGACGAGGCCGAGCGCATTGCAGAGGTCGAGGTCAACCCGCGTCCTGCCCGCCAAGGTGCCGCCGCAGTCGCCGAGCAGGCCATGACGGTCGAGTTCACCGAGGCAGACGAAAGGCTGGTCGCCGACCTGGAAGCGGTCGCCGATACCGGGCTGGCCGCGCTTGAGGAATCGTGGGGCCGCCTGACGAAAGAACAGCGCCGCACCCTAGCCTCGAAATTACCAGACTTGAAGAAGCGCGCTGCAAACGTTATCGATGCGGAGGTGCCAAATGCTTGATCGTCAATCCAACCAGGGCGGCGCCGATTGGTTGCTCGAGCGCGCCGGCCATGCGACCGCATCCTGCTTCGCCGACATCATCGCCGTTGGCAAGAACGGTCAGCCGTTGAAGGCTCGGGAGGACTACTTGATGCGCCTTGTCGTCGAGCGAATCACTGGCGAGCCGGTCATCACTCCAGCCAGCTTCGCAATGCAGTGGGGCACCGAGGCCGAGCCATACGCCCGCGCCGCCTACGAAGAAGAAACCGGCGCCATTGTGCGCGAGGTCGGCTTCATGAAGCACCCGACGCATCCATGGGTGGGCGCATCGTCGGACGGCCTGGTGGGTGACAAGGGTGCGATTGAGATAAAGAGCCCGCACAACAGCGCGATTCACCTGCTGACTTGGGAGAACGGCATGCCCGATCACCACAAGCCACAGGTGTTCGGCCAGATGTGGGTACTGGGCCTTGAGTGGGTCGACTTCTGCTCCTACGACCCGCGCATGCACGCCGGCGCCGAGCACTTGAAGTTGTACCGCCAGCGCGTCTACCGCGATGAGGCTTATATCGCGCAGCTCGAGAAGGACGTTCTGGCGTTCCTGGCTTTGGTGCAGGCCAAGGTTGACATGTTCATGGCATTCAAGGAGGCAGCATGAGCAAGCCAATTGAGAGCCGAGCGGTGGCAGCGTGCGTCGAATATTTGCGCGCCAAGCAGGAAGTTGAGTCTCTCGGCCGCCAAATCGGCGAGGCTCTGTCGCGCTGCCCGAATAGTAGATTCGACAGCCCTGAGCCAACGCATCTTAGCGCCTTCTATAAAGCTGGTGATCTGGCTTATGAATTCGGCCCATATGGGTATGGCGGCACTGATTATCGCGCCGAGTTCGAAGCGTGCGACCACTGCATGAAGGCCGACGAACTTATTCAGAAGCGCAAGAGCGCCCGGCAAACCCTTGGCGCAGCAAAGCGCCAGATTGCTCGGATCGCTAAGGAGGCAGCATGACCCCCGACCACGCAAAAGAGATGTACGACCGATTCATGCGCGATGTCCGCAATGGCGACTATCCGCACCTCGTCGACGCCGCAGACGCTTTCGATGAAGGATCGACCGGCGCAGAAGTGGCCTATGTAGTGGCGGAAGGGCTCAACATATCTCTGAGTGAAGCGATTGATTGTCTGGCGAGCGTTGATGTTGATGCGCTGCGTCGGGAGTTGCTGCCGTGAGCGCGCGTGGCTTTGCATCGTTGGGGCTGTTCAACCCGAAAGACCATCTGAACGTAGGTGGAGCACTTCGGGCGGCAGCGTGCTACGAGGCTGCACTGGTTGCCGTGCAAGGCGAGCGATATCGCAAGTCGAGCACGGACACCACGAGCGCTTGGCGGCATGTACCGACCATCCACACGGACGATCTGATTTCGTCGATTCCACTGGGAGCCGTTCCGGTCGCAATCGAGTTCATCAAGACCGCTCGCCCGCTGACTGGATACGTGCATCCAGAGAGTGCGTTTTACATCTTCGGGCCGGAGGATGGCTCGATCTCTAAACGGGTGCTAGATCAGTGCCGCGACGTCGTATATGTGCCGACAAGTCACTGCATGAACCTCGCGGCGACTGTGAATGTGGTCCTTTACGACCGCCTGATGAAACGAGGCGGCAAATGACGCAGATCGTCTTGATGAAGGCCCCGAACGGCGTGCTCGTGCCGTGCGACCCGCAGGCGACCGAGTTTATCGCCGGTCTGAAGCTGGGCGCTCCGGTCAAGGCCGAAGTCAAGCGCATGCGGAACTACAAGTTTCACCGTAAGTTTTTTTCCTTGTTGGACTTCGCCTTCGAAAACTGGGAGCCGCGCGAAGCAACTTACAAGGGTGAGATTGTCGCAAAAAACCGGAAGCAGTTTCGTAACGATGTGACCGTGCTAGCAGGCTTTGGCGAGACAACGCTCACCCTGAAGGGCGAGATCCGCGTAGTAGCGAAGTCGATCAGTTTCGCAAACATGGAGCAAGACGAGTTTGACCGGCTTTACAACTCGGTAGTCACAGTGATCCTGTCCAAGATCCTCAAGAACTACACGCGCGACGACCTGGACAACGTGATTAACCGCTTGATGGATTTCACCTGAGGCACGCGATATGACCGCTCGCCCAGCTATGTACATTCGCTACAAGCCAGACGCCCTATACCCCGACTACAAGACTGTGCGCTTAGAAGACAAATTAGGAGAAGACATGCCAGATCAGAAACGCCGTATCGAAGACCGTCATCCGGGCCAGCCGCTGGACTGGAGCGATGCCCAAGCCGAGCAGAAGCAAAGCGCCGGTGCCGCGCGCCAGGGCGGCAATACGAACAATATCGCCCGCTACCGTACCGATTACGGCGACCCTGGCGTCATGCATCCTGATGCTGGTGGCGAATGGGTGAGATTTGCCGATGTTGCTGCCCACCAGTCACAGGCAGCACAGCCGAGCGAATTGACGATCATCGAAGAAACTGGCCTAGCAGAGCTTGCCAATCGCCTGATCGCAGCAAACGAAGAACCTATTGCGATTTCGGTGCAGGCTGCCGTTGCAATCCGCAAGCTTCTCGCCCTCCGCGCGGCCAGTCGCCTTGAAGACAGCGAGCAATACCGCCTCCAGATGGCCGCAATTAGCACGGCTGCATTTGGCTACTGGACCGAAGAAGAAGGCATGAAGCCCGAATACGACACCGTGCCGCTGCGCGATGTTGCCAAGCTCTACGCCAAATACGCAGCACTTCACTCGTCACAGGCAACCAAGGTGCAAGCAGTGCCGGAAGGCTTCGTGCTGGCTCCGCACTTCCGAGGCTACGCACACCTCGGTATCGGCGCATACGTCATCAATCATAGCGCGAAGGGCGAACCCGCCGAATTGGTGATTAGCGTTGCCACCGAAGAAGAAAAGGCCGGGCGCACCGTCGGAGACAGCCGCGACAATGCGCCCGATGCAATGCTCCAGCCCGAGGCAATGGCCGTCCGCCTGCGCTTTGAAAACGTCGCCGGGCTGGACGCACTGGAGCAACAATTGCGCTTCGTGCGCAGCGAACACTTTGCCGAATCCCCCGCACAGGAAGTCACCCAGCAGGCAGCGCCGACCGCATGGCTTGCAACTGATCTGGATGGCCGTGGTGACGTGGCATTCACCAAGGAAGAAGCCAAGAGCCGCGCTGGTGAGGGTTGCACCGAGTTTTTCCCGCTCTATGGCATTGCCCCCGTCACCCAGCAGGCAGCGAAGGCCGAGACAGCCGAGCTGGCAGAAGGTGAGCAGCCGCGCTACATTCCCGATTCGGAATGCAAACAGGGCCGCTGCGCGTTTCAGACCGTAAGCTGCTGGGATAAATGCCGCTTGGATGATGTCGTTAAAGGCCCAACCACCGAGCAGGCCACCGCGAACACTGTGCTTGGTAAAAATGGCTGGCACGTTTGTAACGCTGCACCTACTACCAAAGGTGCAGCCGCAACGCTCGATCAGACGCGCACGGCGGGGGCCGCGAAGGGCGGCGAGGACAAACCCAACAGATCAAACTCTGCCCCTACTACCAGCACCGTGAGCGCGCCAGATGAGATTCGCAATGCTGCGCTGGAAGAAGCGGCGAAGCTCTGCGATGCGGCGCGCGAACGCTGGACCACGGCTGTTGGCACGGCATGCGCCGTAATGTTGGCGGACACGATTCGAAACCTCAGGCGCACCACTCCCGCTACCCCGGCCAGCACGGCCGATGAGCAGAAAGGCGGTGCGCAGTGAGCAAAGAGCCAGAATTCGTTTGCGGACAGGAGCATCGCGCGCCATTCCCATTCACGCGCGACACCTACGAAGGGCCGCCAGATGATCCCGAAGGAACCATGTTCGTAAAGGTTCCGACATGGAAGCCGGGCGCGGAGCTGGGCGCGGACGAATACGAGGAATGGTGCGTGGCCGATGGCGTCGGTGAAGTGGTCTACAACGTGATCGCCGTGTTCAAGCCGGGCAGCTTCCCGACCCGCGTGTTCTACACCCGCAATTGGATCGATCCCGATGGCAAGCGGTTCGGCAAGAACAAACTGCGCATCACGACTGCGCACCATTTCCGCACGCTCATCAATGGCTACCGGCACGCTTACGAATTGACCGAGGAATAAGCCATGACCACCACAAACACAATCGACCTGGACGACGAATACGAAGCGCCGAAGGTCTGCATTCACCCGCTGGCAACCCGCCCGGTCCTGTACACCGACACCGTAGGCGGCGTGCAAACCTGCCGCGATGACTTGTGGGCCGTCACCACCGACGAACTGAACGCATTGGCTGGGCAAGCCGCGCCCGTAGCACCTACCCTGCCAAAGTCGAATGACGGCCAAGAGCAGGAAGCGTTTGAGGCATGGGCGCACGGCGAGCGTTACGATATGACCACGCATCCTCTGCATTGGCTGTTCCTGAACGAACGCACCTATGCCGCCCGCCAAGGCTGGAAGGCCGCGCTTGAATATGTCGGCAATGTCATGGCCGCTGCACCTGCCACCCAGCAGGCAGATGCGCCCGACCCGCGTATGGTCGCGCTCGATACCGCCAACGCTCAGGTGCGAGATGCCGCCAGCCGCCGTGAGGAACGTGCCGAAAGGCTTGGAATCACTGCGGCCACCACGGCAAGCGCGAGCCGGGAAGCTACGCCTTTGACTCGTTGCGCTGCCGGTCGAGACGGTGACTGCAATCATCCTCAGTGCCCGCAGGCGCGCGACGGAGAGCCACACAAGAGCCAGCGCCACTGCCCGCTCGATACTCTGGAGGACGACGAATGAGCCAAGGAATCAAACCGTGGCAGGACCGCGTGCGCGAGTCGTATTCGGAAACCGTTGACGGCCCGACTCTCTCGCCGATCAACGCCGCCTGCGCTGAAATTGCCGACCTTCGCGCCGAGTTGGCTCGCCGTTGCCGCGCGCAGCGCACGGACAAGGACAGCGAAAACCTTGCAGCACAGGCTACGCATGCTGGCGCGGAGATCGTCGGGCATGCTGAACTCAACCGCTTCATGGACGGCTACTGCAATGGCAAACCGGAACTGATGGCCTGCGCACAATCTGCGATGTTCTTTTTCAATGCCTGCGCTCGCGCCGCTATCGCCGCCCATGCGGCACAGGATGGAGATCAGCAATGAACGACGAATTTCTGAAGGATGCACTCGCCATCGTTGATGGCCTGACTGATGAACAAATCGCGCAAGGTTTGACTGAGGCCGGGATTGCGGTTGCCCCTATAGGTCAAGAACTGCCGCCGCCCGACGTGTACAACGGCGACGGCCCTTATCTTGCACCCAAGACCGCATACAGCCGCGCGGCGGTCGAGCAGATCATCGCCCAGCGGGACGAGCGTATCGCCCACCTGGAGCGCGAGCTGGCAGGACGAAAGCCGGTGAGCATTGGCGATGACGAGCACTTCCACGCGCTTGTGGTAGACATCATGGTCGCCGCGAAGGCCGCCACGCCCATCCTCAAGCAAGCCGAGAAGTTGGAAGCCCTCATCGCCTACATTGACGGTCGCACTGCTGGAACAGCGCCCGATGACTTGCTTGAAATCGGCAACCGCATGGCGACCACGCTTGAAGTGCTGGCTTGCGCGCTCAAGAACCCCGGCACGGCAGAAGGCGTCCGCCGCACGGTCGAAGAATGGCGCGCTGCCGCTCTATCCCCTCAATCGAAACAGGAGGCAGCCAAGTGAGCGCCGCGCACCGATTTGACAATGGCAAGCGCCGCCGCGCGGAAGACCACGACCGGCAGGCCATGATGACGCCAACGTATGTGCTGGAACCGATTCGGCAACTGCTGGGCGGGATCGAACTGGACCCATGCACCGAACCGGACAACCCGGTAGGTGCCGCGCGCTTCTACCACCTGCCGATGGATGGCTGCGCGCTGCCGTGGGATGCGCAAACAATTTTCTGCAATCCGCCGTATGGCGAAGCGCGTGACCGCTGGGTAGATCGCTGCATCGCGGAAGCGCACGGGCGCAAGATCATTCTGCTGATCCCGGCGCATCCCGATACGCGCACGTTCCAGAAGGCGATGCAAGCCTGCACTTCGGTGTTATTCGCAAAAGGACGCCTGAAGTTCGGCGTGCTGCGGGAAAACCGCCGCCAATGGGCGGCAAGCCACGGCTCAGCATTGTTCGGTTTTAACGTGGACCTATCGCCGCTGTCGGATCTCGGAATGGTCTTGATCCCATCGCGGCGTGAAACGGAATTGTTCTAGGAGTCAGAATGGACATCGAGAAGATTAAAGGGCTGGCATTGGTGGCACAAGACGGTAGCAATCCCGACAGGAGCACGCGGGCATTCTCTGACTTCTTGGGCATGGTATCTAACCCCGCTACTGTGCTTGAACTGATTGCCGAAGTCGAGCGCAAAGATGATGAGCTTGCGCGCCTGCGCGACTGGTTTGAGTCTCAGCGCAAGGCCATCAGCAAGGGCGCTGGGAGCACTTGGGATATGTGCCAGTGCTCCGATCAGACCGAGCGCATCGACGCAGCTATTGCTGCGCACAGCAAAGCCGGGAAGGAGCCGGCATGAATGTCGTAACCAGCGGACTGAGCAACAAAGGAGAAATGATGAATACCCCTCGACGCTTCCTGCGCATGCCCGATGTGATCAAGCTGGTCGGCATCGGTCGCACGGTCATCTACGAGCGCATCAAGAAAGGAACCTTTCCGGCGCCGGTGCAAATTGGCCCCCGCGCGGTCGCCTGGGACGAAGCAGACCTGGCAAACTGGCAGCAAAGCCTGCCCCGCGGCGTCAAGTCCGAACCAATTTAGTGACGTGGGTAGGAATGGGGGTAGACGAGAAAAACCCATCTATTCTCATAGGAGAGATGGAAGGCGAGGACATCCTTCACACCGATGTCCGGCATCGTCCGCGTACGTCCGTATCTCCTTGATTTTTATAGGATTGTGGCCTAATCTTTGTCCGGTTGAGTTCGGCATAATCCGGTACAATCCGCTATCGGCTTGTGGGTAGAAACGGGGGTAGGATTTGGCGAGGACGATTGAGAAACTGAGCGCGCTGGCAGTGAGCCGTGCAAAAGAGCCGGGCTATTACAGCGACGGCGGTGGTCTTTACTTGCAAGTGTCTCGTTCCGGCACGAAGAGCTGGATCTTCCGGTACACCCTCAACAAGAAATCGCGCGAGATGGGCCTCGGGTCGCTGCACACGATTACGTTGGCGCAAGCGCGCGAACAGGCCAGGTCTTGCCGCGCCGCCCTGCTAGAGGGAGTGGACCCGCTAGAGACCCGTAATGCGGCAAAGCTGGGCCTTGCACTCGAGCGCGCGAAGACGGTGACGTTTGACGACTGCGCCGCACAGTATATCGCAGCGCATCGGAGCAGCTGGAAACGAGAGCAGCACGCGCTGCATTGGGAGCGATCGATCACGAACCATGCGAGCGCGATCATCGGCGACATACCTGTGTCCGCGATCGACACGGCGCTGATCGTGAAGGTTCTGCAGCCGATCTGGGGAACGAAGACCGAGACGGCCAGCAAGCTGCGAGGCAGGATCGAAAGCATCTTGGACTGGGCGACGGTAAGCCATTTCCGCTCGGGGGAAAACCCCGCGCGCTGGAAAGGACATCTCGATCACCTGCTGGCGGATCCCGGCAAGGTCGCTAGGGTAACGCATTACGCTGCCCTACCCTGGCAAGAAGTCGGCGAGTTCATGGCCTCGCTTCGCCAGTGCAGGGGTGTAGCAGCTCGCGCCCTGGAATTCGGCATTTTGACGGCGGCCCGATCGGGAGAGGTGCGCGGAGCACGATGGGAGGAAATCGACTTGGATGCCGCAATCTGGACGGTGCCGGCGGAGCGGATGAAAGCCGGGCGCGAGCATCGCGTGCCGCTTTCGACAGCAGCCATCGCGCTGCTCAAGTCTATGCCTCGGGTCGAGGACTTGGTGTTCCCGGGGATGAAGAAGAACGTCGGCCTGTCGGACATGACCATCACTGCAGTCCTGAAGCGCATGGGCCGCGGCGACATCACTGTGCACGGGTTTCGGTCGACCTTTCGCGACTGGTGCGCCGAGTCGGCGGCAAATTCATTCCCGCGCGAGGTGTGCGAGCACGCGCTGGCTCACCGCATTCCCGACAAGGTCGAGGCAGCCTACCGCCGCGGCGACCTCATCGAGAAGAGGAAAGTACTAATGCAGGTGTGGGCGGACTACTGCGCGAAGATCCCCGCCTCTGCCGAGGTGACAGCAATTCGGCTGACCGGCTCGGCCTGACGCTGCCTCTGCGGAACAAACGTCGACACCGACATAGGCAGGAAGATCGGCTCCTCACGCTGAGGCCCTGCCCTTTTCACCACTCCGACATTGATCCCGCCCGGTGCCGGTCGCACACTCAGCCGCAAAGGCGCTGGCGATGCGTCCTGCTCAGCTGCCAGATGACGGAAGTTGAAGAACAGCGTCTCGCCCTGCTGGGCCGCTAGGTGCAAGCGTCTCAGACTCTCAGCGCGAACTGGCTGCTGCCTCGCGTTGGAGCTCGACGTTAGGCCGGGCCAAAACAGCAAGGCGCCACAGCTTCCACTGCGGAGCACCTGCTCGGCGGCCCAAAGGGCGTCCGCGGTGCGTTCCGAGCGTATCCATAAGATCGACTCTAGAGGCAGTCCAAGCGCCGCCAGGGACAGCGCCTGGGGAGCGTGCGGCGGCTGTAACAAGACGACTTTGCGCGCCGTCACCTTTGCCAGCGCAGGCGCAATCAGCCGCATCTCTCCTATTCCCGGCTGCTGCACCAACAGGTCGACAAGCGTACCGACAGGCCAGCCGCCGCCGGGGAGTTGATGCGACAACGTCGGATGCCCGGTGTCGATGCAGCGCGTATGGCTGCGGGCGAGCTGAGACGCTCGCCAAAGCGAAGGGTGAAGCTCTTCCAATGATGGGGCCGAATCTGGCATTTTTGACGCTCTGAAATACTGTGGTTATATCCAGTATATCAACAAGCGTCGTGACATTTGATTAATTTCAAAGCGCTACCGAAACATCTTGGTACGGTAGCCGAATGAACGCTGACCGCCCAAACCGCACCCTCTCATCCGATGTGGAATTAGCGCTGATCCTCGCTGAGCGAGTGGGCGTACAGGTCGCTGCACGCTTCCTGACGAAGCGCGGGGCTGGTTTTGCGCTTACTTGTCGCGTGCTGGGGGATCCGGATCGACGAAGAGTGAATCCTGAGCAGTTGAACGTCGATGTGCCCGACCCGCTTCAAACCGTATAGACCTCACGCGACTCAGGTGCGGCGATGCAAGCCCGGCCCAGTCTGGCGCGCACCTCCTGGATCGGCAACACTCGCCGCCCGACTTCGCCGTACGACTTGGAGCGCAGCACAATCGTGATGGACTTGCGATTCCGATAGCCGGCATCGTGCGCCCACTTGTCCAGCGCCGCTAGGTGGTTGAACGACTCCACGAAAATTCCAGGGTGCTCCTTCATCACCATGCCGTGGTGCACGTGGCCGACGTCGACATAATGGAATTCGGTCTCGCCGTAGTCCTTGCGGTAATCGTTGGTCATGACGTGAGCGAGTTGCGACGGTTTGCACTTGTCCGAGTGGTGCGTCATCACCAAGGTATTGCCCATCCGGTAGGCGATGAATACAGAGTCGTTGTTCAGCACATGGACCCGCCCAGTGTGCCCGTACGCCACCCGCAAAAGCTCCGCCATCCAGATATCGTTCGTGCGGCTGTGGTTCCCTTGATTGACGATGACATCGACGTGCCTAGCTTTAGTCAACGCCTTCTCGACGATGAAGCGCATCACCCGCGAGTAGACCTTGATCATCTTCGGGAAGCGAGTGTCGCAGTCGAGTCTATGTTTGCTGGCTTGAGTTTCCCCTTCGAAATTCTCGTAATGGGTTGCATCACCGAGGTCATTGATCACCAGGCGCTCGCAGGACGGCAGTTCGTCGATCAGGATGCCGATCGCGGCGCATAGCTCCTGCTCCGCGATCTTGAGGTCGAAGTGTTCGCCTACCTCGTTGGCATGGGCCAGCATGCCCAGGTGCGCGTCGCCGATTTGGATCCACGGAATGACGTCGGACTGAAAGTCGAGCGGCGCCGGCGGCGCATTGATCTGCCCCACATCTTCGATGAAGCCCTCAATCGCCTCGCGGATCAGCTCGCGCTGCATCTCTGGATCGACGGCGGACTTGACCCACTGCCCGGTCGGCGCGCCGTCCTTGTTGTAGTAGGTCGAGACACCTTTCGCCAGGAAGCCGATCGGCACGGCGCGTGTCATATCGTGGTCTGGAGAATAACCGCGCCGCGCTGCCGACACCTTCAGCCGCTCGATAGCTTGCTGCACACTACTCTTGGATAAGCCCAGCTCGCGCGCTGCGGCTCGCATGCTCCCGAGTCGGTTTGCCGCCTCGATATACTGTTCCTGCCGCGGGGTCGGATCGAATTCGAGCAGCTTAGGGTCGATGATGGTCATTTGCTCTCCGGTGCAGGTTGCGGCCAAGCTTCGATCGAAGTACGTTTTTCGCTGCCGAACTTTTCAGTTTTCGGCCGACAGCCGGCCATCGCCGCCTCGAGCCCGGTCGAATAGACCTCCCATGCCGCCGAGTCCTGCAGGGCGATCTGAGCGGCGGCCTTATCGCCCGGGTAGGCACCAACGCCATAGCGGTTCGCTGGTCGCGCCGGTACCTCACCTAAGCAGCCGACTGCGACCGGAACCTGTATCGTCTCGGGTGCCGGCTTGGTCGTGGCGCAGCCGGTCAGCAGCAGCGCGCAGAGGATAAACACTCTCATTGCCATGCTCCCCACGCCTCGCGCAGCACGCCGTCGCAATTCGTAGCGCCGCTACCGGCAACCGCGGCAACTCGCTTGTCGATGCCTTTGATGACCACCGCGGCGTGCTTCTCGGCCTGTTTGCGTAGTTCGTCGGCGCTCTGAGCCGCAGAGTTCAGCGTGGCGATCGCCTGGTTCTGCTCGCGCACCTTGTCTAGCAGGGCGTCGTATTCCTGCTGCTTGACCGCCAGCTCTTTCAGGTGAGCGCGCTCCAGCCTCCAGCCATTGACCATGGCCCCGGCAAGTGCCGACCCGATGATCACGGTTAGAGCGAAGACGGCCCCGGCCAGCAGCCGATATGGCGATGGGATTGGGTCAATCATGGTTGCGGCTCTTGGGGTGGAGGTGGCGGAGCGGCGTCTGCGCGCATGAGGGACTTGGCGCCGACCGAGGCGGCGAGTGTCCCGGTGACCTCAATCATTTGGCGAACGTAATCACCAAGCACGGACATATCGATGTGGATCGAGCCGACCGCTACACCGATAGCGGCGGCGATGTGATAGATCGACACGGCCACGGCGCCAAGAATGCGCACTGGGCAGAGTGTGGAATTATTCGCCTCCGTCAGCATTTGAGCGAATATCTTGCGAAGCCAATTCATGGTTCACCCCTTCAAGACACGTAGCGCAGTTGCATACAAGGCGATTCGCTCCTGCAGCCCATTCGCACCGCCGTTGACCGCCCGGGTTACGCGCACCTGGTCGCCCGTATCGGCAATCGCGTTGATGCCGCGCGAGGTCCAATACCAGCCAGCCGAGCGGCAGGCATTGGTCGGCGTCTCCAGCAGCTCGGGGCTATGCAGCAGACGGTCGTCTCCGAACAGGGCGTAGCTGCAGGCGCGGAAGTTATCTTTTCCTGTGATTTGCAGAAGTCCGCGCCCCTTGTACTTCTGGCCGTCACCGTCCTTGTCCGTGGTGTTGCCGAGCTTTTCCGCAACACGCCCGGTGTCGTAAGCCTCGCCACTTGCCAGCTCGAGCACGTAGCGCAACTGGCCAGACTCGACGCCGACCTGCGCCAGGAACGAAGCTTGCCGTTCCGCGGTGTTGATCTGGGCTTCGTCCATCGTGGCATTCAGACCATCGAGGTAGCGCGCCGCGCGGTTACGTCCATACGGGTAGATCCGCACCAGCTGTTCCAGAGTCAAACCAGCGCCGCTTAGGGCCATCATTGCTCCTCCTTCTTCGACTTGCGGTCGCGGCGCGATTTCATGGGTGCCGAGTGGTAGAACTGGAACGCAATCCAGAGGATTGAGGCCAACGCCGCCATCGGTGGAAGCACATTGGCAAACCACCCCACGATGGTGAAGGTGGCAGCTACCGTTGAGCCGGCGTCGAAGATGTGTTTGATGTGGTCCATGTGGACTCGCAGGTGACCGCGATAAGCGGTTAGGTTTGAGGGGTGGGGTTACTTACCTGCCGAATCGCGGCAGTGGTTCGGGCTGAGCGCATCGAGGATGCGGCACAAGATGCAGCCCCATCGCCTGCCTTCCGACCGCGCACGGTTGGCGCGGCTGCTGATGGTCTCTTCGTTGCTGCCGTTGATCGCTGCGTTCCCTGCTCTATCCAAGGCGACCGCGATGTCTTTCGCCTTCTCCGGTGCGCTGGCGACACAGAACAGCATGCGAATGAGAGTGAGCACGGTCCCGCACAGGCAGACCAGCCAGACGGCGAAGAGACGGAGACGCGGCATTTCGACCTCGGAAAAAGAAAAGCCGCCCGAAGGCGGCCTTGGTGGAGGGTGGAGTGGTTACAACGCCAGCTTTGCGGCGCCGCTACCGGGCTCAATGAGACCCTTTGCTTCGAGCCTCGCCATGCATGCAATAGTCAGCGGGTCATCGAAATGAACGACCTGCGACTTATCGGTCATCGCACAGATGTCGGCTACCTCTCCGTCTGTGAGCGCAGATGCCCGGATGGCGGCGCGCTCCGCTGCGCTGAACCTCGTCTTCAGCCACGTAAATGTATCCATCTGCGCGACAGTGTAAGCAGCGACGAGGTTGGCAAGCTGCCCGTCGACCAGCTTTTGCATGAACGCTTCCTGCGTCAGTTGCGGGTTGCTCGCGTTGTATGCGTCCAGTGCGCGTTGAAGTGCAACGGCTTTGGCGCTATCGGTAATGCTGATGGTGTAATCCATGATGTCCTTTCAGATTAAGTGCATACAAAAACTTGAGATCTCGCTGTACTGGCGGCGACAGGCACATTAAATGTCTTGATGCCATTACTCAACCAATCTGTCACCCCTGCCCTAGTGTCAGCGGTCGTCCAGGCGGTGCCGTTGTCGGACCATTGCAGCGTCCAGTTCTTAGGCGCTCGTACCTGTGACACTGTGATCTGGATTGTGTATTGCAGGACATCGACCGCGCTGGAGAACTGGTACGTCAATATGCCAGTGGTGATGGCGGTTCCCGTAATCCAGGCCGTATTTGCGTCATTGTCAAAGGCGTTCGCTGCTACATACGAAGGGTAGTTCGATGATGCGCTAGAGATACCGCCATTACACTGGTCGGCACCGCCCGTTGTTGCTCGCATCTCGACTTCGGTAATGGCCAGATAATCGGGATCGCCATTGTTGGCAGTTATATTTAACCGCCAGTAAAGATGGGCTGCCATTAACGAGTCCCCGCAAGAACGATTCCAACATCTGCCAGAGTGGCGTCAGCAGTGGTGGGCGCGGAAACGGAAATGATGTCACCTGCAGCCAAGTTGACCACTGCGCCGCTTGTGGTTGCGAACGTAGCTGAGGTGCTACCTGCTGCAAACGTGATCGTGCCGACGGCCGATCCGTTCTTCTTTATGGTGAAGACGGTCGAAGATGTCGCGGCTACGCTGGCGGTCGCGACACTTCCTGCAAGGTTGGCAGGGAAGGATACCGCCAGGGCGACAGGTACGCGAGTAACGGTTGCGTTGGAGGTTGGCACGCCCGGATAAAAGGCCGTCAGGTGATAAACGTAAGTGTCCGATGAAAGGTCGCCCTTCGCGATTGTCCGCATGGTTGGCGTGGCCGCCGCGCCAGACACAGGGCCAGCGAGGAACGTGTTGGCGGCCTGCGTTTTGAGAGCGAAGGTAAGCGTGCCAGCCCCCGTCACAGGACCGCCCGAAACCGTATAGAGAAGCCCCGGTACAGCCAGGTTGACACTCGTCACGGTGCCGCCGGTGCCGGTCGGATAGCTAAGCGCAGTCCATGAGCTAACCTGCGTCGGGTCTGATCCAGTGATGACATAGACGGTGCTCGTGTCCGACCGCGCGCACCAGTCGCCCTTCTGCCCACTCAGGGCAAGCATGGCAGTCTGGTTCGCCACCGTGCCGAGGAAGTCGATAATCGCGAGGTTCGGCAGCTGAGAAGTCAGAAGTTTTCCGCTTCCGTCGAGAGACGCTGCGCCATTGGCTGCGCCGAGTGCGCTGGTCGCGACTGCGCCGACGTCGGATGCCGTGAGCGTCACCGCTCCCGTATGACCGTTGACGCTGGACACGCCTGTTGCGGCCGTCGAAGGTGCATAGCGCGAATCACCTTCGGCTGGCGTCAGATATTGCGGGTGCGGATCAGACTCCGCCTTATGTGCCGCGATCGCGTCGGCAATATCGTCCGAGGTCACGCCGCCACTCCCGCCACCAAGCACACGCAGGTCCAGCCAAGTTGTGGCGGTGTTTGCGCCGGCGGCGATCTGATATAGCGGCATCCTGCCAGCCGTAAAGCCGGTCGTGTTCACTGAGACCGATCCATCTGTGGGGTCGGCTTCGAGGTAGTTCGTGGCCGACGCGGTCAGTATCAGCGTGCCGTTGGCGACCTGCGTCGGCGTGCCGTTGATCAGGACTGTCCCGCCGAAGTAGCCCCATGTCAGAGCTACGCAAGCCGTCGCATCTCGTCCGTATGTCGCCGCAGGAGAGAGCGCGTCGACGATTTGATTCAGCGTTACCTCTTTCTGCGCTTGTCCTGAGCCGATTGTTCTCAGGTGCGTTGTGCTATTTGCCATCGCGTTCCCATAAAAAAAGCCGCCCGAAGGCGGCCTGTTGGCTATCAGTGGTGCTTACGCGCCATTCATGGTCGAGTTCGCATCTTGACCGATCATGGCTTTCCAACCGGTGTAGCTGTATTCGATACCGGCATTCACGCCATCCCAAGTAAGGGCAAATTTGTCGGTGTTGTTGCTGGTATAGGTATTGTTGCTCCACGTCGCCCAGCCCGCGAAGTTGGAACCGGCTCCGAGGTTGTAGGCGTACTCGTTGTTGTTCAGGGTCATGGTGTTGAACTTTACTTGATTGCCGTAGGTGGTTGAATTGCTTGACCCCGCGTTGGCGAACAAGATGTGCTGCACGGTCGATTTAGTGAAGGTGTTGTTCTGCACCACATTGTTGAAGGCATCATGCAGCAGCAGACCCACCGTGTTGTTGGTCAGCGTATTGCCTGTCACCGTCACGCCATTGGAGCCATCGTCCAGATAGACGCCGTAGACCTCCGAGCCGGTGCCGTTCTTGACCGTGTTGCCGGAGATCGTCATGGTCAGCGGCGTACGGTCGACGGCCCGCGTGTAGATGCCGCCGCCGTCGCGGAGCACCTTGCAGAAGCCGTCGACCGTGTTGCCGCTGATATTCGAGCTGCGGTTCTGGTTCACGCTGATGCCGATGTAGGACGTATTGTTCACGGTGTTGTTCTGCACCAGCGTGTTAGTGTTCGGGCCGCCGATGAAGATGCCTGCTAAGGAAGGACAGGGGTTGCCCACCATGCCGATGTTCTCGATCTTCGGGCAGTTCTTGACGGTCACGCTGGTGGAGCCGTAGAAGGCATTGATGCCGTTCTCGCGGGCATTCGTGATACTCAGCCCGTCCACCACCAGACCAGTGCTGCCGCTTGCGTAGACGCCGTCCCGCGACAGGTTCTTCAGGTAGCCGCTGGTGATGTGCAGGTTGGTCGAAGACGAGCCGCTGATACCGTTGGAAGCCGCCTTGACGTCGATGCCCCCGATGGTTACGCCGGACGAATTGTCGGCGTTGATGCCCGGCGCATCCGGCGCAGCCCATGCGCGACCTTCAGGCGTCTGTCCGTCCGGTGTCCAGACGTACAGGAAGCCGTTTTCGTAGGCCCATGCATTCGCCCCTGTCAGCATCCAAAGCTTGCCCTCCAGATAGAAAGGCAGGTTGGTAGGAACCGAATTGCTACTCAACACCGAAGAGTCGATGCGCGACTGGTTGGTGAGTTGGTACAGCGTTGCTCCGGTCACATCCGCGCTCGGCATTCCACTGGTACTGGTAGCCCAATTCGGCACCGTCACGGGCCACGAGGCCCGCTTGACCGGCACATCGCTCAGCGAGATCTGTACCGGGACGAACCCGACGCTGGCTTTGTAGATCTGGCCGGAGTGTAACGTCCAGCCGGTGATCGGTTGACCCGGAGTGATGATCGGGGCGGCACCTGTCCCGGCGGCGGCAACCACAGTGACATTCGACTTACCTACTATGTCCAGCGTACCTCGGTAAATCGTGTCGCGCGCCAAGGTCACGGTCGAGCCATTCGCGATCCCTGTCGGGACCGGGACCACAGTAGCCGCACCACCTCCGCTGGCCGCTGTCGTGAAGCTCGCGCCGGTCGCTACTGCAGACTCCAGACCGGAGCTATTACGGTGCAAGTAGTGCGGATAGTACGTCATATCTGCGGTGAGCCCGGCGGCGTTCACAACTTGTGCGCCAACAGCCGTCACGGCTTGCGATAGTCCCGCCTTGACTTGCGCCGCAGTCGCGGTCGAGCTGGTCGAGAACAGGCTGTACAGCGTGCCGTTGCCCTGGTTCGTCGTTACACTACCCAACGCAGTAGTGGGTCCAGTTTGTGCCGCAGCCGGACTGGTAAGTACAGGCGCCACCGGGCCAGTGTCTGAGCCGCCGCCAGATCCGCCACCGGTTACGACTTCGCCAGTGTGTCGCAGAGCTCCCCTGCCGGGATAGCCGCGGCCGACCGTGGACGACAGCTGGTAGACCTGCGCATAGACCGGATCGCCCGGTGCGATACCATCCGCGACCTGGTCGGCAGCGCTGTAGACCACGGTTGGCGAGCTCAAGCCGCTCAACGTCCGTTTGATCGTCGTGAATGTCGCATCCATAATGTCCACCTCGTATGCTTCGCTTGCCTCACCGATTGGCACGTCGACGTTGTCGCGCCACGCTCCATCGATCCGCGTGCGCCGTACCCAATTGATCGTCAGGTTTCCATCGGTGTCACTTCCCCCACCGATGTGTACCGGCGCATAAGGCCTCAGACCGGCAGCGGTATTTGTAAACGACTGCGCTGTTGCCGACCCCAGCGAAGCGCGCGCCGTGACGCCCTTGTACAGCCGCGATAGTCCGATCTCCGAATTACCTGGATTGGGACGGCGCCAGGCGTTCGGATCGGCCACCGTGAACCGGTCGCCCGGTGCGTGCAGCCCCATCGCCCATTCGGTGCCGCGCCGGCCGCGGAGCAAGCCCGAGAGCCTGTACGTCTTCGGCCCGACGAGCGTTGCCACCTTATATTGCAGAATCTCCCAGCGACCAGGGGCACCTAGCACGCAGAGTCCAGCTCCGTTGAGAACTTGGAGTTCCGTGTAGCTCGTCAGCGTGCCGCCCGATTGCAGGGACACCGTGACCGTGTTCAGCTCGTCGAAGACGTTGCCACCACCGAAATCACCCAGCGCGCCGTTAGCAACCCCGATGATTGCCGAGGTTGTGG